GCCAAGAAGTATGCTATGTCTGCATTCAATTTCGCAACTCAAAACAGGCATAATACCATAGGAGTGAGACAAGATTTTGATGCCGCTGAAGGTTATCCGAAAATGGATGGTTCTTTAGGTATAGAATTAATTGATGTAGAAGGTTATGAATTTGACGATTCAGAGTTCAATGTTACAGTTAACGGAGAAGATATTTAAACAGTACCAACTATGAAAGATGAAAAATGCCCGACATGTCCTAACTATGGAAAAGGATATTGTGATTGTGGACAAAGTAGAAGTAAAGGAAAAGAGCCAATATTTCAAATTTTTCTATTTGGAGTTACAATTGGAGCGTTAATAATGACATTAATAGATAAATATATACTGTAGGTTAATCGCTCTACCTACTTTCCAAAGAGCGAGACAAAAACACAAAGACTATGCAAAATTTAAAAGACATTAACCTTACAGAAAACGATTTTCAACTATTAGTTGAAGGATTAGAAGCTCTTCCTGAAAAAGGAGTTGCAGGCGACATTATGGGCGAAATACTTATGACAGCATTTATGAAGGATGATGACCAGGCAATGAGCGAAATGAAAAGTAAGCGGGAAATTGAACGCAGAGAAAAAGAGAAAAAGAAGCAATTGCTAACTGAAGAAATAAGGATTCTTCAAGGTAAATTACTCCAAATGAAGCGATATATGATAGCTAATGGTTTGATAACAAAAGTTCATGAAATAATCGAATAAACAGTAGCTATCGAGCTACGCAAAACGAAAATTATGAGCATAGAAAATCAATTTTTGCAAGAAGTTCAAACTGAACTCAAAAGAGCCGAACAGAAACATCCTGAATATCCTGAATGTGATTTTAGGCGTGTTGCAATTATGAATGAAGAAGCTGGAGAAGTTACGAAAGCAGTACTTCATTTTCATTATGAAAAAGGAACACAAGAACACATAAGAGAAGAACTCGTACAGACCGCTGCAATGTGCATGCGCATGTACAAAAATCTGTAGAATTAACGTAACCCTTTATATATGCAAGAAGTGACTTGATACATTCGCGTTGACCTTTCGGTGGTGGTCGATCTAACCGATGACATCTTGGAAAGAATAGAGATACGACAAGACGGACGGGAATACAAAACGCCAAACGTGTATTGAGTCTGACGGCTCGGAAAGACGAGCATTTTTTTAAACTCAAAAAACAGTAATTAAAGAGATGCCATTAAGCGAAGTACACAACGCAGATTGTCTGAAGGAAATGAAAAAGTTTCCCGACAACCATTTTCAACTTGCAATTGTAGATCCCCCTTATGGAATAGATGCACCTAATATGAATATGGGTGCGAACAAATCAAAAAACAAGAGCGGAACATCCGACAGTGTTGCGAATAAACTTAGAAAGGCGCGTTTTTCCAAAGGAAGTGGAAAATTAAAAAACAGAGCATTGAATACAATGTCTTTGGATTGGGATGTTAAGCCGCCAGTTGAGTATTTCAAGGAGTTATTTAGAATTTCAGAAAATCAAATTATTTGGGGCGGCAACTATTTTGATTTACCACCAACCCGATGCGTAGTATGTTGGAATAAGCTACAACCATGGGAGAATTTTAGCCAATGGGAAATGGCTTGGACTTCATTTGATAAGCCAGCTTCAATGTTTACCTATTCAAACAAAGGCGGAGCTAATAATGAAAAGAAAATACACCCGACGCAAAAGCCAGTTCCATTGTATGAATGGTTACTTATGAAGTATGCTAAAGAAGGAGATAAAATACTTGATACGCACTTAGGTTCTGGCAGCAGTAGAATTGCCGCATACAAATTAGGTTTTGATTTTAATGGATACGAAATAGATAAAGAATACTATCAATCACAAAACAAAAGATTTGAAAGTCAACGCGCTGACTTGGACCAGTTCAGAACGTTTGTAGAAGAAACTGAAATACCAATTAATCAATTAAAAATACTGTAATTAATCAAATACGATATGATAAACGAATTAGCGCAACAAATCCACAAAAACAACAAAGAAAAAGGATTTTACGACAACGAAAAGAACGTAGGCGAAATGCTCGCTTTGGTTCATTCAGAAGTAAGTGAAGCTTTAGAAGCAGACCGAAATGACAAGTACTGTGAATTAGACAGTGAACATTGGATTGTAGACGGAAAAACACTGAGAGAAGATTTAAATATCGAAGATGATGTACAATTTCAAGCTGTATTCAAAATGTCTTGCAAAGACACCTTTGAAGATGAATTAGCAGATGTTATGATTCGAGTAATGGATTTAGCTGCCTATAAAGGGATCGATCTTGAAACTCATATTAAAGCAAAATTTCGCTATAACAAATCACGAGAACACAAACACGGAAAGAAATACTAATACTGTAGTTATGGCAAAACCAAAGTTTCAAAAAATCAATGAATTGATAGTAATGAAAGGATCAGGAATAAATAAGATTGCTAGTGCACTTTACATTTCTGCAAAAGGGTCTAAGCATTTCTATGAATCGATGGAGTTACTTTCTGAAGTATTACCAGAAGCTTACAAAGAAGAATTTGAACAACTAAACAAACAGTAGAAAATGAAAGCAAACGAATATCAAGAAAAAGGAATAACAGCAGCTCAAGCTTTAAAAGCAGTAGGAGATGCTCTAAGAAAACCTACATGCAATTATTGCTTGGAAAAAGTAGAAGAGCTACCTGACGGTTTTGGCTGTCAGAGTTGTATTAATCAATATAAATAACAGTAGAAATTATGTATAGACTAGAATTACAAAGCACCGAACCAACCATGTTTTTCAAAAAAGATGGAGAATTCACAACCGACAAATCAAAAGCTGAAATTTTTTCAAGCGATAAAGCTGAAGAGAAAAACATTGAATTACAGCTCAAGGGAATTAAAACTTGGATTGTGCCTACTAACTGAAAAACCTGTAGTATGGAAGGTAAACTAAACCCAAATGATGTATCCAACATCTACAAGAATATAAACCACAAACCTTGCAATGTTCCTATGTATGATTTTGCTTGGGATGTGACAAAGGATGGAATATTTATAGGGGAGTTATTTTTTATCAAAGAATTCCAATCATGGAATTTCATTCTTGATAATTTTCCTGCGCCTCGACGATCTTTTAATACTTCTTTTCCGCAGACTGAAGAAAGTTTCGAATCAGCATTTAAAAGAATCGGTGTAGAACTAGTAAAACAAAGTAAAACTAATAAACCTGTCGACGAACACTACGAAATCATGAAGCGTTGTGGATTCGATGGTAAATAATACTGTAGGTATCGCGAACCGCCTATTCCAACGGACGCTCTAAAAAAATTATCAAAATGGATGATATTTTAAAATCACAGATTGAATTCAAAAACGGTTCAATACAATCGATCACAGTTTTAGTAGAATTCTCTGAAGGAGACATAAGAGCAATTCAATCAACCACAACGCCAAGAAGCGGATACTTTTTTATTCCAAAGGATGCAGAATTAAGTAATGACTTATTGCAGCAAGTTGCTGGATATGGAATGGAAGTCGAAGCTAAAAAAGTGTTTAAAAAGCTGTAGTATGAGTGTAAAACAGGTAATCAAAGATTTAGAAAACGACCTTTCAAAAGCAGTAATTAAGAAAGCATGGAACAAAGCTATAGATGAAGCTCTTGAAAAAGCAATTGAATGCACAGCGTGTAATTGCTACGATGAAATAAAGAAACTAAAACAGTAAAATAAACGATATGCCAGAATTAAATCGAACAGAAGGAAATTGGAGAAGAGGAGGCGGATCTGTATTCGTTGACTCTCCAGAAACTAAAATTATATGCAGACAAATTGAGAATAGAGCGGATGAAATTTTGATAACAGCTGCACCTGATTTATTGGAATTTGCACAAGAAATGGTTAAGAGATACCCAAACAGTCCTTGGATAACTGACCAAGCAAATAAAGCAATTAACAAAGCACTTAATCTGTAGATAATTTAGAAAAACTAGCCCCCAACTAAATCTATATAATAAAAAATAGAATATGTACACCCAATCATCAATTGATAGAATTCGAGAGGCCTCAATTTTAGACGTAATAGGAAACTATGTCGAACTAAAAAAAGCTGGATCATTATACGAATGTTGTTCTCCATTTTCAAAAGAAAAAACACCATCATTCAAAGTTAGTACTGTAAAAAATAATTGGGTGTGTTACTCGACAAATCAATCTGGCGATGGAATTAAATTTGTGATGCAATATTCAAATTGTGATTTTCCAGAAGCGGTAAAAGCTATAGCAAGTATTTGTAATATTTATCTTGAAGAAACTCAACTTACAGAAGACGAAATAAGAAAGCGAGACAGAAGAAACGAACTTATTAATTTGACAAATGCAGTCGCTCTTCAATATTCAAAAAATTTAAAAAACTTACCAGAAAATCATTGGTGTAGCCAAATGATTAAAGCAAGGCAAATAAACCAAGAGACTATCATTAATTTTCAATTAGGTTTTGCGCTGGATGAATGGAAAGCCATCACAAATCCATTGATACAAAAAGGGAAGTTTGAACTGGCAAAATACTTATCTATTGTAAAATCAAAAAATAATAATTCTTATGATTTTTTTCGAGACCGACTTATGTTTCCTATACATGATATTCATGGTAATGTCATTGCTTTTGGTGGTCGCACATCTATCGAAAAAAGTGAATCCAAAAAAGAAGCTAAATACCTTAATTCTGCCGAAAGTGAAATATATAACAAAACGAAAACACTTTACGGAATTTATCAAGCCAAGCAAAGTATTGTAGAAAACGGGTATGCTTTTCTAGTAGAAGGTTATACAGATGTTACAGCAATGCACCAAAATGGTTTTGAAAACACGGTAGCTAGCTGTGGTACTGCATTAAGTAAAGAGCAGTGTCAACTGCTTAAAAAATACACAACACATGTTGTGCTGTGTCGTGATAATGATGGAATGACTGAATCTGGTGATTTTCAAAAAGGAATAAAAGCTCAATTAACAGATATAGATTTACTATTACAATACAATTTTAAAGTTTCAGTACTGCAACTTCCAGAAAAAGAAGATCCTGATAGCTTTTCACGTAAGGAAAAAGATTTGGGAAATTACCTAGCGGAAAATATTCAGGATGCAGTACTTTGGAAAACTCAAAAATTAAACATTAGAGCTTCAAATGACCCAGATGCAATATCACATTGTGTAACAAAATCGGCTGAGATGTTATTCTGTATCTCTGATGCTGTAAAACGTAACGAATACATAAAAAAAGTTGCAAAATTGCTAAAACAGCCTATAAAATTGTTAAAGCAAAAAGTTGAAGATTTAATTGACGCGGCAGAAGCAAATGCTTCCAAAACCCAAAAAATTGCATTCGAGGACGCGCAAAGTTTAGGGTTGCCAGCAGGCGCTGACTATAGCCAATTTCTCGAAAAACAATACATTACTCACAATAACTCCATATATTTTCGTGGAAATGATGGGTTTTTTAAAGGAGCTAATTTTTCCATAACTCCACTCTTTCACATATACGGAAAAGAAAACAATAAGCGCTTATGTGAAGTCGTAAATGAATTAGGTCAAAAAAAACTTATAGATTTTGACACTACAGATTTTACCAACTTCACAAAATTTGGAGAAAAATTAATGTTTGAAGGAGTGTATTACTTTACCAACATTCGCAGCGCTCACTTTTTGTTGCTAAGAAATCATATTCTTCAGGAGTTTATAATGGCGCACGATCTCAAAACTTTAGGATGGCAAAAAAATGAAAAGTTTTTTGCTTTAGCTGACTGCGTTTTAAACAAAGGTAAACTTCAATACGTTAACAATTACGGTATTATTCAAGTTGATAGTGATTATGATACTTCGTCAGAGTATCACGACAAAATCACTCACTTTTACTCTCCAGCTTTTTCCGAAATGTACAAACACACGCGCGATGGAGACGATCCATACGAAAATGATCGTACGTTTGTTTATCGTGAAAGTCCTGTAAGTTTCAACAAATGGATGCAGCAACTTCAAAAAGTATATCCTAAAAAATACTCGTTTGGTATAGCTTTTTGTATAGCGTCTTTGTTCCGTGATATATACCAGAGTCGTTACCAATACTTTCCACATTTATTCCTTACGGGAGAAAAGGGAAGCGGGAAAAGTAAATTCGGAGAATCGCTGATGGCTATGTTTACCTACAAGCAAGAAGCTTTCGATTTAAACAGCGGTACACCAGTTGCATTTTACCGCCGTTTATCGCGCATCATGAATATACCAACCATGATGGAAGAATATCATGACAATGTTGACGATAAAATATTCCAGGCACTAAAAGGAGCTTACGATGGCCGTGGGCGCGAAATGGGAAAAGCAACTGGAGACAATCGTACCACAACAACAAAAACGAACTGTAGCATCATACTATTATCTCAATATCTTTCTGCGCGCGATGATAATTCATTAACATCGCGAAGTATCATTTTAAATTTCATTAAACGTACAGAACCTTACACGCAAGAAGCTTTAGAAGACTACACGCAACTAAAAGCATGGGAAGAGCAAGGTATGACCAGTATGCTTGTAGAAATAATGCGCCACCGTGAAGAAGTAGAGAAAAATTTTCATCAAACCTATAACAATCTCAACAAAACACTCAAATCACAACTAAAAAATCAACACTATGAAGAGCGTATGTTACAAAATTATGTTTCTTTATTAGTTCCTGTAAAAATACTACAACCATACTTTAATTTTCCGTTTTCGTTTGAGTCGTTTTACAAACAATGCTTTAACGCTATATTAGAATCGAGCGATTTAATAACAAGTAGCGAAAGCTTGGCGGAATTCTGGAAAATATTGGAATTGCTGTTGGATGAAAATAAAATACGTCTCGGATACGAATTTGATTTTGCTACGCCACAAACACTCAATCTTCAAAACCAACAAGAAGACTTTATTAATACTGAAAATGAAAAACTTCTCTATTTACGGTTAAAAATATGCCACAGCAAATATCGTTTAGTATGCAACACTAGCAAAATAGAAGTTATTGGCGAACAATCTTTACGAAACTACTTAAAGAGCAAAAGCTACTTTATTGGCACCATACAAAGCCATCGTTTTGAACAAAGCAACACCAGTGCTTACGTTTTTAAATACGAAACCATGCGCAACGCTGGCATACTCGATTTGTCAAGGCAAACCATACCAAAACCTGTAACAACCAATGACGGCGAAGAACTCGCTTTTTAAAACGTATTACTATGGAAACAATTTTAAAACACAGCACAGAACTAAGACGCGCCACCAAAACTGATTTATTGGTAAAGAGCGGTTTGGTAAAAATAGGACATCCATACTATGTGCTAAACAAAGAAGGAATATTGTTTGGTCCGCAAATGCTATCGCATTTAACAGATACAAAGAAATTGGAAGCTGACTACAACAACGAGCGCATCTTTGTTCCTGTGGACTCTTGTGACGTTCATCTTAGTTATACAGCCATTATAAAGTAATTAATAAAACTATCTTCAAAACTGATTATCAAAAAATTTCTTATGTTTGTAGCGCAGAATAAACTTAATAAACAATGATTTTAATTCATTACAGACAAAGAGCCTATATAAAACGGGCGCACGAGAGTTTTAGAAACTCAACTCTTTTCCTATACTTCATTGTATTAGGTTTGTTCTGCAGCGTGCGCCTATTTTGTGTAATTAAAATCTTTTTCAAAATGCAGAACAGTAAAAAGAAAAGAAGACCAACCAAAGAGCAGTTGGCAATTATCAAATCAGAGCTACAAGCTTTAAATCCAGCAATTACCCACTTAAAGGTTAAAAAATTCTACAATCAAGGCAAAGTAACCGCGCATGCCAACCTTGGGCGCAGGCGTATTCATGTAAGAAGTTCCGTTTCTACCATTGCAAACAGATTTATTCAGCAGTACAATGATCGTTACCCAACAGCGTTTCCAAATATTAGCAACATTTAGCGGAAAAAGAACTGTATTATAAATAAACTAAAAACTTAGTTAAAAAAACCGAAGGGAAATCTTCGGTTTTTATTTTTTTAAAATTTCCCCCAAACCCCCAATATAAAAAGGCTTTGCAGTGAAAAAAATGGCAGAATTTTAAGAAAGTCGTATTTTCTTATTAAAATTTTGTTAAAACTTGAAAAACATAGAAAAAAAATAAAAAAAAAATTTTCTGAACCCATTGTTGCTCCAACACTCCAACAGTTCCAACAAAATCACTCTTCAAAATATATATCTTACTTATTATCAATATAATAAGTATTAAAAAGTAGTTAAAAACCTGTTGGAAAGGTGTTGGAACGTGTTGGAGTTGGAGCGTTTTTGTTGGAGTTGGCATTTTCTCATTCCAACAAAAAAGGGGGTGTTTCCAACACGTTCCAACAGATTTTGGCGTTTTTTAGAGTCGTTCCAACAAGTAAATACTTGAAATACAGTTATTTACGTTTTTTGTTGGAGTGTTGGAACGATTTTTCCATTTTTCTAACCAGAAATTTTATTTTTTATTTTTTTTCATCTTCAGCAATTTCTGTTAACGATCTTGCGAAAAATAACTTGTAAAGTATTGTAATATATTGTTTTATGTTTGTTTTTAGTGTTTGTAAAACCATAATATGGTAGAAATCAAGAAGAAATCAATTTTCTTTCATAAAAAAACAGTAAAATAAATGTAAGACAATTCCGATTTTGATAATATGCTACATTTAGTCCTTTTCACAATTCTTCAATTCTAGTACTATTGTGTATGGATTTAAGTAAAAACAATGATATTCAGCATCATATATGCTATGTCGCTATAAAATCAATAGATGATGTAGTAGACTTATCTGTGTTTACCAATATCTACAGCGCGCTTTCTAAAATTAGCTTTACAAATAACGTGTCGCCTACTACTTCTGGTCCTTTACATACTAGGCAACTATCATTATACTATCCAGGACTCAGCACGGAAGATTTTACTAAAATGCATCAGCTCACACTTGGTACATATCAAATCATGGTAAAGCTTCAAAATAATGATGTGTACGAAATAGCAACATTACAGTTTCCTATGGAGTTCAAAACAAACTATAATATAAGAACAGGAAACAATATTGTATTTACAAATAAATGTCCATTACCAGTAAAGTATAGAGGAAATCAGCCAGAAGCTGGAATCAACTTTGAAGGATTCAACTATGATTTTAATTTTTATTTAGGATAATTATGGCAGAAAGACTCACATACCCAACCAAAACCCCGGATATAAACGCTCCAGATGACGAACGTTTGTTCAAGGCAACGGAAGCTAATGAAATTAGAACCGTTGTAAATAGTCATGCGGATGATATTGAAGCAATACAATCTACACTATCTACACCAACGGCTTTTGCAGGCAGTTTTACTTCACTAACATTATTAAATACAGCATTTCCAACTGGTGCAAACGGCGCATACGCTATTATTGATGCAGGCAGTGGTGCTACACCGCAGATAGCATTGTATGATACTGATGATACTGTTTGGGTTATTAGTGGTGCTATAACTGATAAGGTATATGTAAACAGTACGGCAAACTTACCAGCTACGGGAGTAGAAAATACTTGGTATATTACTTTAGATAATTTTTACGCATACTTATGGTACAATGCGGAGTACAATATTATAAAAACGCCAGGAGAAGATGATACTCCAACACTTTTTACAAATAACTCTAAATTGATAACAGGAATAGTGGCAAGAGCTACAAGCGATGCTGGAGCTAACTATTCTGCGCAGTGGAGTGTCGTTACTAGAAGTTTTTCTCCAATTTCGCATTTAAAAGATGCTTGGTACACTAATGCTACAACCAACCAACGATTATTATTAGATTTTGGTAGAACAATTACCATTACTAAAATAGTAATCCAAAACTACTTTAATAACACCAATAGCGTCGATATTGTATCGGGCACTGGAAATGCTGGAATTAATAATTGTGTTTTTAGAGCTGTAACAGGCGACATGAGTTTTGTGACAACCGTTCACAATCAAAACTTATCTGAACTTACTACAATGTACACTGGTGTAGTGCCGCAAGCATTTTCTTCCAGTGATATATTTGAACCAACAATTACACCAATCGAAGCTAAAGGCTTAGGAATAGATATCAATACTAATCATGGAAGTCCTTCAAATTTAGGAGTTCGAAAAATATGGATTTATGGATTTTAAAATTGTATATCAATTATTAGGTAATAACAAGATAAAACACAAAGAAGTTCCTGCTGATTACAAGTTGGAACACCGCGAAGTTTTTGATACAAAAGGATATTTAAAGCCAATTTGGAGTGATGAAATAGCAGATGTTGTTGAAGGTGCATCCGCTGAAGAAATACAAGTGAATCTGCAACATCTTAGTAAACAGTACGAATTTGTATTGCAAGAGGAAATTGAAAACTTAACCATTGGCGCAAAAAAAATAGCGTATCAGTTAAACGGTTCTAATGAATACATAAAGGCACAAATATCGTCATATCAACAAAAATACTTGATTGCAATTGGCACATTGCCTGACACATTGTTAAATGGCATACCATCATTATCAATAGAAGCTGCCATGCGATCAATTTCTGTAGAAGACTTGAAGCAACAAATTATTGACAAGAATACAATTGCTGTATCGATGGAACAGCAATTTATGTCTATGATAGAATTGGCGCGATTAAAGGTGAAAACCTATATTGCTGACAATCTATTCGCTGACGTTAATAATTTAATCGGCAAAATGCAATTAGTACAACTAACAACATCAATAGAAGACATCCAAAAAACAATGGACAGTATTTTAAATTATTAAACCAAACAGAGCAAGTTTCCCCCTAAAACTGCCAAAAATCTTATTATGAATGCACTATTATTACAAACTGCCGAAGTAACAGATTTATTATCGGTAGAAAATGTTTCTATAATTGGAGTATTGCTTGCGGTTATTGCTTTATTAATATATGATCGTAAATCAACTGCTAAACTCCATAAGATAGAAAAAGAAACATTAAACGCTAAGATTAAAGAAGCACAGGACAAACTTGAAGCTGAATACAAAAATAACACGGAAGAAATTAAAGAAATGGTTGAAAGATATTATACAATAGCAAGCAAGCTATTGCAGAATTTAAAATAAATACTCGTATGAAAGCCGAAACTAATAAAAGAGAGTCAATCGTTAAAAAAGTAAAAACCACGCATGAAGAAGTATTGCGGCGATTAGACGAATTTGGACACTGTTTACAAATTGATAAGACAAAGCCGATTACAAAATAATATATAAAATATTATACATTTTATAGAAAATATTAATACATTTGAAAAACGTATTTTTCAAGTGGCAAACAATACTCAAATCATAGCACTTCCTGTAGAACCATATTTGGCACAGTATATTGCTGGAAAAACAAAACTTCCTATTTGTATTAATGATGATGAGTCTATCACAGTAAAGCTTCCAATAACCAAGCATAGTTTATTTGGAGAAATTATTTACGAAAAGTTAGAGCCAGCTACTTCTCATAAGTTACCAGTTTCTAATTTATACATTACAATACCAGGGCAAATAAACTGCCATAAAAAAACCAAAGCAGATTCCAGAACAACGCGACTAACAATTTCACCAAAAAATATTACGGTTATAAGAAAATTTTTCCGTGAGCTGCTCGAAGCAGAATTAGTTGCTATGATTGAAGGTGCCAGCTTTGTGTATGAAGAAATAAAAGGTGTAAAAAAAGGCATATTCAATAAGGCTATACACCAGTTTATGAAAAAATATGGCATGGAAGGCAATCAAACGACGTTTGGAACACTGCAAAAAATTGCCCAACGAAACAAAAAACGCTCTAACACCGCAAAAATACTAACCTTTTAAAATTATGTTGCGTTGTGTCCGCGTTTTTATCGCGTAATTATACCTAAAAAACTACATACTACACTTCAATTTTAGATTTCACAAAAAATACTGTCCTTTTTAAAAGTTCCTTCCCGTTGTATCATTACGTTGATAAATCAATAATATGAATACACAAGCATATATCAACGAAATACAACGAGGTTTATGGATGGTTGCTCCAACTCAAGCGTACACCTATGCAAAACAAGCAGCTCTAAGTATTCAGCAAGCTTCGGAAAACACAGGTGTAAGAGCCATTGAGGCTGCATCGGTAATGCAAGTAGTTGATAGTGCTGGCCGCGCTGTAAACACATTTGAAGAAGAAATACCGCCTGATTCGGTTGGTATTGTTCGTTGTATTGGCAGCATGCAAAAGTATGGTAGTTGGCGGCGTTGGGGCACCGATGAGCTTTTAGAATTTATGAAAGCATTTGACGCGCATCCAAATATTGTTGGTCAAATATGGCACGACGATTCAGGTGGCGGCACCGTAGGAAGTGTAGCTCCTTATTTAGATTTCTTAAAAACCCGCCAAAAGCCAGTTGTTTCATTAGTAGATAATTGCGCTAGCTGCAATCTTTGGAAAAACTGCAACACCGACTTCTTAATGGCAGAAAATGACATTACTGCTGCATTTGGAAGTATAGGTATAATGCTTACTATATATGACTACAGCAAAATGTATGAAGAGGCTGGTATCATTGAACATATTATAGAAGCTGACCAATCTGAAGACAAAAACAAATCCTTTAAACTAGCACTGGAAGGTAAATACTCCGAAATCAAAAAAGAGTTTTTAAATCCGTTGGCTATCAAATTTCAAAACTATTTCAAAGCATCGCGTCCAAATGTGAAGGAAGTACCAGGCTTACTAACTGGTAAAATGTTTTATGCAGACGAAGCATTGGAAATGGGTGTATGCGATGGTATTGGAAACTTAGAAGCTGCTATTGATAAAGTAAAATTCATAGCAAGTACAAGAACATTAATATCCACTTTTTAAAATCATAAACACAAAGACATGAAAAAATCAAAAATCAAAAATTGGGCTTCCATACAAGCCAATGCTCTCCAGTGTTTGGGTTTAGAAGCTTCACATAATAAGCTTTTAAACCTATCAGCCGATGAGAAGGAAAAGCTTAACAAGTTTGCCGCAGGCAATAAAGAACCTGTTGGCGATCAACTCAAGTTCGCAGACATCTTTGCTGCAGAATTTAACAGACTTATTACCGCCAATCAAGACGAAGCACAAGCTTCGCAGATGTATGCGGACTTTGTAAAAGATGTACAAGCAGCAGAAAACACACCAACAGGAGAAGATGATGCTCCAATTGTGCCAGATGCTGACGGTAAAACAGTAGCACAACAAATGCAAGAACTTATCAAAGCCAATACTGATTTACTAGCCAAAAACAAAGAGCAAGAAGGACAAATAGCAGCCTTAGAAAAAGACCCAGAACCAGGCGTGCCAGAAGCTATCGTTACAGGTAACGCACAACAATCAAAACAAGTGAAATATACAGCAACACACTTATTCGGTAGCGGACAAAGCTACGACAGCGCAGAACGCCCTTGGAATGCAAGTGCTATTGAAGGATTAAAAGCGGGTGTTATTCCAAAAGCATCTACCACGTTTGATCCTGTAAACATAGCGAAGCTTAACGAAGACTTAGGCGCATACGCACGTAGAAACACTACTGAAATCATGAGTATGCTAATGGATGGTAATGACATTCCATCACATTGGAATATTATTTCTGGAATTTCAGATCAACTGACCTTTACAAGCATCACTACAGGAAGTGTTACACAAGCTTACAAAAATTCATTCTTACCAAACAACAAACAGCGCTTTGTTCCTATAATCAATAAGGTTTTTGATAAGCAAATTGATATTAAGTGGGAAAGCAAAGACTTAAAGCAGATTGAAAAATCATGGTTGCAACAATTTTTTAAACCAAGCAGTAATCCTTATGATACTAGCTTTCCGTTATTCTTAATCAGAGAGTTATTGAAGCAAGCACGTAAAGAGGATAAAATTTCCATCTTTAAAGGCGTGTATGCAGATCCTGCTATTCATGAAGGCGTTGCAGGTAGTTACTTAAATGCAATGGACGGATTGTTAAAAATCTGTTTAAATAACCGCGATGTTAACTACTTATCGTATAAGTTAGGTGAACCAACAGAAACAAACATCTTCGATTACGTAGAAAGTTTTGTGAAACGCTTACCATACGATTTCCGCATTAATCCAAATCTTGTATTAGGATTATCACAAGATTTGCATATTGCATATCATAAAATAAGAGAACAGCAACAGGGTACTAACGTTAACTACAACCCAGATGACAGTTATGTTAACAAGTATCAAAACATCAAGTTTGTGCCACACGCACAATTGAATGGAAGCGGCTTTATGTACGTAACAACTGATGATAACATTGGCTTAATGAACCATGTAAATGGTGAAGATAGCATTGTGCGCTTAGAAAACTATGAGCGTTCCATTAAAGGAATGGCAGATTACAAGCTTGGCGTGTATGTAAAAGCATTTGGTGCAGCGGTTGATCCTAACGCAGCATTAACCTATGAGGACCAAATTTTCTTCAGTAACGATGTAGAAATCTTAACAGATGTATATGTGCCTGTAGCTAAAAATGATGCAACGCCAAGCGTAGCAACGCATCATGCATTAACTGTTGGCGCATTAAATACCACAGCAACCAACATTACTCAACTAGATGATGTTGTAGCAGGGCAAGAATACTACTTACACGGAAACCCAGACACTTTTCCAAGTACACTTGTAGCTGGAGCCAATGTAGTTTTGCTCGACGGTAACTTTACACTTGCTTCGGGTAATGTTATAAAACTTATTGGCTATGATGGCGGTAAGGTAGTAGAATATAGTCGTACAGAAGCTAGTGCTGTAGTAAGTACTGAGCAAATTACCGTAGCGGCAGATGCTACTACGTACGATGCCACAGCAGGAACGTACTTTGTAACCAACGCCAACACAGGTGCAACAGCATTAGCAAACATTACCAATGCGGTTGAAGGTGAAAAATACACTATTAAAATTGGTAGTGAAACAAATGGAACTACCGTTGCAACCAATACAAACTTTACGCTTGTAGGTGGCACGTTTAACAGTGTACTAAACAGCACTATAACGTTCTTATACAACGGCGTTAAGTTCATCGAAACATCGCGTGTACAAACGTCTTAATCATTAACCTTTTAAAAAAACAGAAATTATGTCATACGTAATACCAGATTTAATACAAAAAGGTGATGGTGGCGCTGAAAGCAAATCCCTTGAAATTGTCCTAATAAAAGCAACCGACATCGTGAGCGAGCCAGCTCGCGATGCTGGTAAAGTAACCATGACAGGTACTTATGTAGTTGCTTCTGATGCTTACTGGACTAAGCTACAGGTAACCAACAGCAAAACTAGCCTTCCGTTAACGGGTGAAGGCGACGAAGATAATATTAGTATCAGTACATTGCCTGAGTTTTCATATCCTGGGCAAACGCTCGAAATTGAAGAATTGCTAGCCAACTACACAGGCGAAGGCATTGTACTAGGCGTGAAAATAGGCAAGTGCGGTAGCGGAGATAGTTATTATAAAATGTACGGAAGCAAATGCGCGCCATTAACCTTGATACCAGAAGGTACCAACAACAATGAAAGCGCAATGTATTTGCTAAAATTTCAGCAGTTTACCAAAACCAAAGAAATTCCAGGACGCTATACAGGCACATTTACCTTTGCTACGCCAACCGTTGTGCCAGCCGATACTACCGAAATTGATGTTAGTAATGGACCTGGAGAATATCAGTTGACTGAAAACACTCAAGTTACCCAGATAACAACCTTAGAAAACGCTGTTGCTGGCGAAGTATATACCCTTATTGGTAGTGGTGGATCTATTCCTGCATCTATTGTAGACGATGGTACATTTATTTTAAACCTAGCAAATGGTTGGGGCGGTATAGAAAATGCAACAATTACCTTTACCGCTATGATGGGCGGTTCAGGTAATATGCGATTTATTGAAAAAACCCGCACGTAAAACGAAGTTTTTAGTTCGTTTATTTTTGAGTGGTTGCAGCTTTTAGTTGTAGCCACTTTTTTTGCATAAAAAAAACGCCAGCAGTTGCTAGCGTTTTTTATTTTGTATAAATATTTTCTAAAAAGTATAGAAAATTTTTATACATTTGTGTTTCTCAGTCACGGTGTAAAGATATAAAGTCTTTTCATACTTTCCTATTTTTCTACCGTCGATGCTAATTTTTTTTAACTTAAAACAGTTACGATGATTGTAGAACCACTATTAGCCGAACACGGACTCAAAACAAACCATTGGTACCAAGCTACGGATTACCCTTTTGATGCTACTAAAAAAACAATTACATTTAGAGTCCTCAAAAAAAACTTACAGCCAGTTGGTATTGACCAAGGTGTCAATATCGACAAAAACAAACTCATTATTGTAAAAGAAAAACATTAACCAATGACTACAACTCTTATTATAATTGCCTGTATAGTATTGGTACTTATTTATGGCGCGGTTTTTATTTGGAACCTATACAAAGCTCACAAAAGCAACAAACCTAATAACAGAAAGAAAAAATGATTTAAAAATCTAATAACAGTAAATATATCAACATGAAAGATATTATTAAAAATATAGAAATTATTCAATTCGCTGGTGATGGAGATAAAACAGTTGCACTAATATCTTATCAAGATACTCGTAATGTAGATGACATTAACAATGGATTTAATACAATTCAAGTTCCTGTAAATATTAGAGAAATACAGGAAAGCCCGCGCGGTAATATGTTAGTTAATCAAAGCGTAAAGAAGGAGAATGATTGTTGCCACATGTGTATTGAGGATATAGACGAATGTATTAACAGCTAAAAACACAGTAGAAACTATGAAAAAAGTAACACTACACTTCAAACTAAAACAAGAGGAAATTGAAGTTGTTGAAATCCCGAGAATTGGAGAAGAAATAGTTCTACGAGAAAACTGTTATACAGTTACAAATGTTCTACATTGTATTGAAGCAAAACAAATCAAGTTACTAGTAACTATTTAGTCTGTAGTTATGCCAAAACCAAAACATAGGCGAAAACATCATGAAAAAACCAATATTAAACCAATCCGAGCGTGAAACTATTGTTAAATATCCGAACACGACACAAGCTGGTTTTTTAAAGTTTCATATTGAATGGTGTCGATTTAAAAGACTAGTATATCGTGTATTTTTGAAACCATTTTTCAAACTATAAATATTTTTCCCTATATTTGCCTTGACAAAGAAAGCGAAATACATTTATTTCTAAACAAATTTTTATTAATCATAGCCTTCAAGAGTATCGGTGTGAGTCCGTAATTACTTCGAGTTTCGTTGTTCTTTGTCACCACTTGAAGGCGCTTTTATTCTATATTATGACAAAGAACAACGAAAAAAAACAGACAAAGAAACAAATTGTAAAAGCAGTAAAAGAACTTCACAATACTGCTGATGTAAGCTTATTACTTAAAGATTTGCATATTATGTACGACCACTGCGTACTAAGTGCGCTAAGTACCAACCCACGAAAAAACCACGAGCTAAAGTTTACCTACGAAAATTTGGCAAGTTTTTTAAATGTAATAGAAAGCTTACTAACCGACAGGCAAGAAACCGAGTAGCAATTACGTAGTACTACCTATGCAAAAAATAGGCGTTATATAATTACGATAACGCCTATAAAGAAATGGCTCACAAAAAGTGCTATACGTCGAAAACTTATTGTTTTTTGTCGTATTATCCTTTACTTTAGCCATGATGGTAGCGTTGCAATACCTCTTTCCCCCTATACGGTAATGGCGCATGTAGTTTTGTTAAATTTAAGTATCTTTATGAGATATAAACTTAAATTTAACTACAATGAAAAAATTAGTAACAATTGCCGCAGTATTAGTATGTGTATTATTTTTTACCGTTGGTTGCGAGCCAACCGCGTTAAATGAAGAAGACAATATACAACTGGTAGACAAGAAGGACGTCGTGCGTCCAGGCGACCAAGGAACAACAAATGACACAAGTACCGCAGAAACCGACACCGACACCGAAGAAGGTAACTAAAGGCTTTGGCGCATTTTTAATAGCATTATCGGGGTTAGTACTATACCTCGATAAGCTATTTAAAATGTTCAACATTGAGCTGGTTAATCTTCATAACTACAATAATACGTCAGCGTATATATGGTCTTTAATGCAAACAATTTCTCCACTACTTATAATTGTAGGTTTTTTGTTTTGGATAGATGAAAAACAGTTACGCTTTTATCTGCTAGTCATTTTAGTACCTCTATTTTGCTATTTCTTACAGTTTTTTTACGTTCAATCTAGCATGAGTGCAGAAGATCCTATTACTTGGTTGTACATTGTAGGCAGTTCCTCGCTGTTGCTTGTTATAATTTATTGGATAAAGAAAAAATTACTTTTTTTAGACAAAGCCTTAAACCTAAAAATGGAAATGCTGGAAAAGTATGTTGAATCAACCCGTAAAGAAAAAGAAAGCCGCAATGAGTAAAGGAATTAGCTATTATTGTAAAATTATGGTTCTTACCAAGCAATTCCACTTACTGGAAGAAGAAAAGAAAAAGGGTAGGTTTACTGAAGATGAATTTCAGGAGAAAATTTACGCGTTATTGACTGAGTTAAAAAGTGAAGTTAGTAAAAGTACAGATACTCAGTTTACTGATTTGCTAAATGCACTTATTCATCAAGTTCAGCTTTCGATGTAGTTTTTATTACACTTTCAATAGCATTTTTAAGTTCTTTAGCTTTTATATCTGCCAGCATTGTATAGAGTATTTCTTCGATTTTAGCCATTTTTTCAGTCAAGCGTTCATCAACTACCTCAATAATATTTTTGCGCAGGATATCGTTGTTAAATGGATTTTTTGGGTTTAGTACCGCGTCGTTTTTAAAGTGTACCGGAACATCATTGTTAAACAACGAATTAATGTCAATGCCTTTGTTTTGTAAAAAAGAAAGATAGTCCGTTGGAATAAACACTTTTTTGCCACGCTCAATATCAGATATTACATTTTGTTGCAATCCGCTTGCTTGTGCCGCCTCTACTTGCGACATGTTTAATAATTTTCTTGCTTGTTTTATTTTATTTTCTAGCGCCATGAGTGTAATTTTATTTAAAAAATATATATTTTTCTTTTGTATTATATAAATATTGTATATATTAGCGATGATTTTATATGTAAATATAGATAAAATTCCCTAAATACTCGATACTTAAAAAAAGGAATTATCATGGCGGCAAAAAAAAACCGAAAAAAAAAGATACTCAAAGCAGTACACACATTGATTGAAACGGGCGATGTAGAAATACTACAACAACATTTAGAAACGATGTATGTAGGTTATGTAAATTCTCCACAAGCAACCAACCCAACAACCAACGCCAGTATTTATGACACCAAAAAAATATTGAGTAAATTTTTTAAACGACTCAAAAAAATTAATAAAAGAGAGTAGTTACTTTTTTATTATGTAGTAGTTAAATTTAAGTTTATATTGTAAAAACGCTTTGCATCGGCTTTCGCAAGGCGTTTTTTTTGTGTCCTTTTCAAATGTATAGGTTGTATATACATTAGTGTCATTAATACTAATAATCACGCAATGGACGCATTAAAAGAAGTTACAGAATACTTGCAAACAGATAGAAGCCTTATTGGTGGTCGCGACTTGTACAACCGAGTACCAGGTAAAAATCGCGCACTCAACCGCACATTTGCCACACTTACCGAAACGCCTAGCAATTTGGCAACATTACATTACAACCTAGCCAAAGCAGTTGGCATGAGTGAAAGAACTTTGAAGATATTATTGCAAAAACCACTGCAAAAACCAACCGTTAAACTTATACCAGAAAATCCACCAGCTGTGCCACCAGGTGATGAATTGCCGCCAGCAACAACCGCCCACGAAAAATTGTTACAATACAATACAGAAACAACTTCATACCATGAAGCGGTTGCGTTGGTAAAAGAATTGGAAATTGAAACCGCCAACAGAAAAGCGATTACCTTATACGCTGCGTTGGAAGCCGCGCGCGATAAGTATGTGCAACAACAATTGGAAAGCCAGCCATTGCCGCTAAAGCAGGCATTTAAGCTACGAGAGCAATTTCCTTTTTTGGCGCAAGCCGATTGCCCTGATGTTTTAAAAATTGTAGTTAACGATTTAATCACTTGTTACGATACCTTCCGCGAAAATCAACCATTACTTCATGAAGCACTTACCGACGAACACAGAAAGAAAATCGCGGACACTGTGGTTGATAATTATATTCAAAACAAAGAAGCTTGGGCTGAATTGGAGCACTACCAAGAAACGGGCGAATTGTTGGGTAAGCATCCAATATTTGAGCGCTTGGCTAAAAAGGAAGAAATTACCAAAATGGATACGCCAACGCTCAACAAAAAAATCCACGCACTTACGGTGAATATCAATAGAAACAAAAAGAAAGAGAACAATGAATTGGTAGCGCGCGACCAAGATTTGTTAGCACATGCGGAAGCCGAACTTTCAACACGTAAGTAATGAGCGCCACAATTGCTATTCCACCAACAATATTACCTGAAATTGAAAGCTTGGCGGCAAAAAACTTTGCACCAAGCGATATTGCATTAAAGCTTGGTATTAACAAGCGAATTTTTATGAAAGAATGGCGCAATTTAAAATCGCCCGTGCGAAAAGCTTATGAAAAAGGCAAGCTAGAAATAGCAATTGTAAAAGCTGATGCCTTAGAAGAAATGATTGAAGATGGCAATGTGACAGCATACCAAATACATGATAAAAACGAAAAAGAACAGGCTTTTAAAGACGTTGTAGCCGACGTTTTTCATTTATAAAACACTATGGAGTTTGATATAACTAAATACGACTTGCTTGAGCAATATATTGAAAGCGGAACCGATGATGAGTTGGACGCTGAAATGTCATTGTATTTAGAGCAATTGAAGTTTGTGCAAGATAGATTGCATAGAGTAGAATCGCCAGGTAATGTTGTAAAATCGCTAAGAACATTCTATGATCTTAATTATAGACAAGCCAAAAGTATTGTAGATGATGCGCTTAAATTTTTTCATTTAGATCCTGTAAGCAATAATGAGATACTTCGTAATTTATTATTTGAAATTGGTATGAAAGCGCTCACAGTATTAGTGCGCACCGCAAGCGAACCTAAAGATATGCGAGAGGTTATAAAATCATTAGGTGATTTGGCTAAGATAAAAGGTTTGGATAAGCCAGATAAAGAAGAAATTCCTGAAACGTTATTAACTGAACGTATAGAAGTACATTCATTAACTCCAGAACATGTTGGTTTGCCAAGTGCTAACCGAAATACATTGGCTTCAATTATTGACCAATTGCCAGTAGAGGAAGAAAAGAAGCTCGAAATAAAAGGGCATGCAGGCATCGAAATTCCACAATTATTCCAAAATACGGATGCAAGCGAATAAACTGCAAGAAGTTAAAGGCACTGTATTACGCTACAGTCATTGGTTGGCGCAACTTATTGATATGATAAAGCCAACCAATTTGTATTTAGTTTTGGGTAGAGCTGGCGCAAAAACACGCATGATTTTTGCTAAACGCTTAAAAGATATTTCAAAAGAAATGCCTGGTGCGTTTGTTTCTCTCTCCGCCGACACGTACATGAACGCTGTAAAAAATGTAATTCCGACCATTATTACTGGATGGGAATCGCTTGGCTGGATAGAAGGAATACATTTTGTTGTAGACAGGCGCCCGCCCGCCCATTTTAAAAAACCACACAAAACAGTGCTGAGTTGGAAACATACTATTACCACGCATCATGGCACTCATTTTAAAATCATTTCTCAGGACAGACCGTCATCGGGCGCAGGTGATTCGTACCAAGCGGACGCAGGTGACGAAGCCAAGTATTTAAAAAAGAAGAAACTCAACAAAACACAGCAAGCAACGCGTGGCGAGCATGTGCGATATTCCAGCAGTCCATACTATTTAGGTTCTACTTATACTACAGATATGCCTAATATTAATCTTGGTGAACAGGATTGGATTTTGGAACAACGGGACCAAATGGACATTGCCCAAATAGAACGCATATTGCAAGTTGCTTTTGTTTTGAATGAGATAAAAATTGAATTCATAAAAACTCAAGAGTTACTCAATGCTGATCCAAAAAATGAAAAATTAAAGAAAAAGCTACGCAACATTCATAGAAACTGGAAACGTTGGGAAGCTCGATATAAAAAAGTGCGCCGCAACTCTACATTTTTTTACATAGGAAGTTCGTTTGTCAATGCTGATATTTTGACAGAAACTTATTTTTATGAGCAATTTAAAAAAGGGAACTTTAAAGAACTCATGACAGCCATATTGTCTATGGAACCAACTATTGAAGTTGGAGAAAAGTTTTATCCGAAACTGAAACAAAGCAATTTTTACAGTGACGGATTTAACTATGCTAATGTAGATAAATTCACATTTTCGGAATTAAAACACCAAAAAACCAGCTCGATAGATTTGAAATACTTAATGAGAAATCAGCACTTAGAAGCTGGTTTTGATTCGGGCAACATGTGTAGTTTGGTTGTTGGACAGAGTTCTGACGAATTGATTCGTGTCTTAGCAGAATTCTATACAATACCAACGGATTTCATTCCTGAACTTGGCGCGCAGTTTGTTGAGTTTTTCAAGAACCACAAGCGCAAACAGTTGTTGCTGTGGCATGATAGAGCTACCAATAATTATCAATCTGTTGGAGAAGATCATGCAAGCAAATTAAAAAAAGCGATTGAGTTTAACAAAGATGGAAACCCTACAGGCTGGATTGTTTCGTTACAAAGTAGAAGTCAGGCTACAATATCGCAACAAACAGAATATGAACTATGCCTTCAGTTAATGGAAGGAAACAATCCTTTATTACCAAAATTATTAATAGATAAGTACAATTGTATTTGTTTAAAATCATCGCTTGAGCGTGCCAAAAAAATCATCAAAGTAAATAAAACTACTGGCGCGAAATCAATTCATAAAGATAAATCTTCAGAAAAACTAGCTTACCACAGACTTCCTTTAGAATCGACCAATATGTCTGATGCCTTTAAGTATTTTGTTTGTCGCCAAGAACTTATAAAAATCATAAGTGGAAACGAAGAACTTTCATTTTCAGATCCAACAATCAAATAATCTTTTTTTGATAAAGTATTAATATTTAACTACTTATTTCTTTTTTTAGCTTTTCAATTTCTTGATAAACAATAATTTAACCCTAATTTTTTAAAAAAATTTGCGAAATGTGTCACGCAAAACCCCGCCACGCTAAGACTAGTTTTTGTGTATACACTGTTTTTACAATACTGAGATATATGATTGTCCTTTTCGTTTGGCGCTTCGCAGGTTATACTTGTGTATGAGTAATAAAGAAACATATAACAGTTATGGAGCAGCGTTTGATGAAATTAAAAGGCTTGCTCTTCTACAGGAGTCTTTTAAACTCACGCATGTACGCACAGATGGTAGTATTAAGATTGTTTCTCAGTGTTTGTTGCGGAAGCAAACTCCTTCAATGAAGGATAAGAACGGCGCATATAAGTTCAACTACATAGACAAACAGAATGACGAATATGGTACAGCTTTTATTCCTCTATTACTATCAGTCAATGACAAACCTATTATAATACCAACCCGATGAATGAAGTTCATAAAATATCCAACGATCACTACGTTGCATTATCTGGTAACAATTTGTGTTACTATGAAATAACTGGTGCGAGTAGGTCTGCTACACAAGATATTATTCAAGAAAAATTTACGGATTGGGCAGAAACACCAATTGACTTAGAAGGTTTTAAAGTTATTCCATTTGGAAGCAATAACGATATACCTGAGCAAATACAAGAAGCTGTATTGGCGAACTCCTTCGCATTGCGAGGTCAAAAGCGTAAGGTAGAATTACTGGTTGAGCAAGGTCCATACATATACAAACACGTAAAAGATGGCAGGTTATGGCTTCGTGAGCCGTTTGAAGAACCAAAAATACAGGAGTGGCTAGACAGCATCAACTACGAAGAAATGCTGCATCAAAATGCTATCGATTACTATTTTCAAGAAAGCATCTTCACCAAAGTATTGCGCAAAAAAGAAGGTAGAATTCGAACATCAACTCCCGCATCTATTGAATACGTACCTGCATATCGCTGTCGGTTAGCTTACAAAGCTAACGATATCCGAAAAATACCAACCCATGTAATTATTGGCGATTGGACTAAGCTAAACGAGTATAAATTCGAAGTATATCCATTATATAACGCTAAAGAACCTGGTAAGTACCCTGTGTCTATCTATTATAATAGATATTCAAATTATGGAATGCTCGACTATCCAATGCCCGATATCTACGGAAGTCTTCAATGGATAAAAAACACAACAAACACTCCAAAAATTTTCAATGCATTCATAAAAAACAGCCTAAACATCAAGTGGCATATTGAGTCGCCAGCTGAATACTGGGAAGCAAAAAGAAAAATACTACAAGACAATGCAAAAGCTGCTGGCAAAAATTACACAGAAAAAATGCTCGAAGACTTAAAAACCGAAATATTAGGTAAACTAGCTGAGTTACTATCTGGAGTAGAAAACGTTGGTAAATTTTGGCATAACGAAACTGTGCAAAAGTTTCTGGGCGGTGCTACAGTCACATTAGGCTGGAAAATAACTCCAATCGAGCAAAAAACAAAAGAGTGGGTAGAAAGTCAAATAAAAATGTACGACACAGCAAAATTTGCCGTGCAAGCCGCTCTTGGTGTACACGCTTCATTATTAATGGTTGGTGCTGACGGTAAGTCCGATTCGGGTTCCGAGCAGCTCAACGCATACATTGTGCATCAAAAAACAAGCACTCCTATGCCTGAATTCTACGTCACTCGTCCAATAAATGAAATGATTAAAATATTGTTTGGAAATCAGTTTAAAGTTGGTTTCTATCGCACAACGCCCGAACGTCAGCAAGACATAACACCATCTCTTAGAGCAATTCCACCAACACCATCAAATCCATTGTAAAATGAAAATACTATTCAACAAAGACAATAACGGACAAGCCGAGATCAAAGCTGTACTTCCATTCATAAATGGCGATTATACCTATTCTAATTTGCAAGTAGACATCGAACTAAATACGCCCGATTTACAAACACTTGTAAGCACAGAAGTATATAACGTCATTACTGAATATTATCATGATGGTGAGGCAAATGGCTTAAATCCCGCAGACCTTGATCAAGTATTAAAATACATGCAAACCTACATTGCTGCCATGGCATATTTGGATTTTGCGCCAAACAACGACCTTACACATTCCAATACTGGTCGTAAAAATGACACACAAGAAAACGAAAAACTTGCGTGGGATTGGCAAATAAACAATGATAATGCCGCAATAAAAAAACGCGCCTACAAAGCGCTCGATGTCATTTTTCAAAAACTCAACCAATTACAATGGTCTGTGTGGACACAAAGTCAACCATACAAAGACGCACAAAACCTATATGTGCGAAACACGACTCAATTCGATACTATATTTCCAATCAACAAATCTGGTCAGCTATACTATCGCTTAGTACCCTTTATGGCGGATGTTGAGTCCGAAAACATTCTTCCAATAATAGGTGAATCAAAAAACGCTGAACTCAAAACAGCAACGTCACCAACTACTGAACAACTACGCCTATTAAAAAAGATTGAAAAAGCAATCGTATATAAAGTATTGGCAAAATCATACAAAACATTTCCTGTAGAAATGTTTGCTGAAGGATTACTATATGCTGAAAACACGCGTATGAAGGCGCAATCGCGTGCAGAAGTAATGGAATACCTCGTTGATGAAGCAAACAAATATCAAAAGCAGCTAGAAGATGAATATCATCTTCAAAATCAAACATTCGAAGCCAATGAAACAATGCCAGGAATAGATGGCGGAAAATACGTTAACGTCTAAAAACAATCATATTATGAAAATCTTAAAATCAATACGCAACTGGTTTTATTACAATTTCACCAAAAAAGGAAAAGAAGAAAAAATATTGCTCGCAGGTATGCAAGGCATGCAATCTGCCGCCAAAACGCAAACCTTAGCAAAGGTAAGCGCTGTAGTAACAGCAAATGGAGTTCAAAAAACCCAAAAAATATTGACTTTTAATAAAGGCAAATCAGTTGCTAAACCCAAAAAATCATTACATGAAACTTTGCAAATTGTAAAAGAACAAAATGGCAAAGAATTAGCAAACAATAACATCAAACTCACCAAAAAAGGTAAATTCAAAAATGCATAGTATATTCATTGAAGAAACCAACACCACGCTTTCGTTTCCCGAAAATGCCACACAACTCACAGCAAGTCAGTTATTGGCTTTCTGTGAGTTGCTCTTGCAATACAAAGCCAGTACAATTTCTTTCAATGAATTTAAAATAAACGCTGCCAAACGCATTCTAAACATAAAAAGAGTTGCCAACCTACAATTGCCTAAAAACGAGCAAATCGCCGAAAACATGCAAGCTATTGCCAATTTGCTAGATGATTTTTTCATCATCAATGAGCCAAAAAGTAAAAATCAATTACAAATGAATTTTTACATGCAATTACTTCCACATGTAACAATATCAGGCAAAAAATACTATGGTCCAGCCAACGCACTTACAAACACGGTCTATGGCGAATATCTAAAGCTTATACATCATTTCACACAATACTCCAACACGGGCAACCCACAGGAGTTAGATAGTATGATAGCTACCATATACCGCCCCAAAAAAAGCTTCTATACATGGTACAAAAACCGAACTGACTTTGACGGTGACATCCGCCGCACTTACAATGAACATCATACGGCTAAGTATGTAAAAAACATCCAAAAACTCCCATTAGCTACCAAATACGCTATCTATCTATACGTAGCGTCATCACAACATTTCATTGCCAATAGCACTAACTTACAGCTAGGAGCCAATGGAAGTATTGACATATCCGTATTATTTAAAAGTACGGATACAGGCACAACAGCCAATAACATTGGTATGGTAGGCACGCTATTTTCCTTGGCAGAAACCAACGTATTTGGCACCGTAAAGCAAGTTGAAAAAGAAAACACCTATGATGTATTGGTGTTTTTAGCAAAGCAAACACATGCATACAACCAACTAAAATCCAAAACAAATGCTACTAATTAACGATTTTCAAAAATTTATAAAAGAAACATTGGCAGAGCGTGACAATCTTGAAAACGCCATCATAGTAGCGTCTGATGATAGAGCTAACGACTTATATAAAAATACCGCTAACGCCAAAGATAACTGTACAATAATAGGTGTCATACCTTCTCACAACCCAAAAGCAACTGACGAGGACAATGTTACTACTAACAACAACATTGCTATCATGGTCGTTAAAAAGCTCGATTCCAAAGCGGGCAATGCTGTAGAAATAAACAACTTCGCTCTGTGTCAGCTCGAAATAAAATACATCATTCAAAAGCTTAAACAATACATTAACAGTCAAGAAGATTGCAATTGGAAAAACACACTACTCAATACCATTTCGGTAGCGCCACTATCTAACTATTGCAACGCTAACGGCTATGTGTTAGAGTTTACTTCCGTCAACGATTTCATGTAAAAAACCATCGTTTAAAAAATTATAATTTCAGTTCATATATAAAATATTACACATTTTATATAAAATATTTCGTTTTATATAGAAAATATTTATATATTTGTTCAACTCAGTTACACTAAACATCAATTTCATTAGTGTACTAAAACTAAAAAAAACGAACTAATGGAACACACAACAACAGAAACCCTACTCATCATTTGGATGGCAATAAGCTTTGTGGCAGGAATGCTTACAACCATAGTAATAACATTATTGGCGGACTACATGTCCAAAAACAAGCAAGAGAAAAAATTCCTCATATCGAAAAAGCAATATGAAAAAACCGTAAAAAAAATATTCTCATGAAAGAACAAAACCAAGACATTCATGAGTTCCAAGTTGGTTGTTACACCGTAGTAGGCATCATTGTAGTAGTAGTAATCATTTCAATGCTAATATTTTAATGTTTACACCACGCGAAACACAATGCATTCAACTTATGTGTCAGCAATACAGCGCAAAAATGATTGCTGATGAATTAGGAATATCGCCCAAAACGGCTGAAAACTACATATACAATAGTATAAAAAAATCAAAATCACTCAATCGTGTAGGCTTAGTTATATATGCCGTAAAACACGGAATTTATAAAGTAGAAATTATGTCAAAAAAACCAAAAACTTACAGTAAAGACCAGCTGATTGATGCTATGAACGCATACAACGCTGATGTGGTAAAAAATCCTGAAAAATATTCAGAAATCACAAGCGACCGCACTTGTGCCGAAATTCAAGTAGAAACATTAATCTCATTTATCAACTAATTATGAAAAAAAAGACAATCACTTTCAAAGGTAAAAGCGCCAACATGGTAGCTACAAAAAGCCAAGAAAAGCACATGGATGGCAAAACTACTTGGACCATAGAAACAAAAGGTGTTGACAATTCATACACGCATACTGCAGAATCACCATCTATTAACGATGACTTCCTTGCATCTGTAGAACAACGTTTCATGGATTGGGTAGAAAGTCCAAAATCTCAAGACACTACCGATAAAATATTCGAAGATAATGGCTGGAGCTAAGCAGCCCTCTTTTTTAATTATTTACTCACCAATAGTCGCACAGTACGGACAGCTGTGCGGCTATTATCAAACAAAACAATCACATGTCAAAGCCACTATTGCTCTCATTCAAATGTACTTTTTTGCACTGCAATAATAAGGTTGTACGTCAAGTGTTCGATTATAAAAATGGGCAATGCAAAGCGTGCCAGCAAAAATATCAACAACAAATACCATAACACAATGAAAAACATTATCTTACTTATGTTGGCAATGCTGGCAACAACAACAGCTACAAGCCAAAATCAATTATCAGTACTCACTGCGCAAGACGTACGCTTACTCTTTACTGGAAGCGAAACCTACCCAGCAGGAACCTTAAACGTCATCACACGCATACAAGCAGAAGGTTATCAAGACAAGTACGGCTACGCCACCATATTTGCCGAGTATGAAGTTGGCGACCTACAACCAAACTACAACCGCTACAGCCTTAACGTAGCATACACCTTCAACAAACTATTCGTAAAAAACGTAGAAGCATCTGCCTACGCTGGTTTTGGTTTCATTGATCGTGGCTTCTCGGTATACTCTTTTGGTTTTGGTGGCAGCATCAACTACAAACTCAATGACGATTTCAAAATCAACGGCATTTTGCAAATAGTTGACAGGAAAGACCTTGGCGTACTATACGATACCCGCCAACTCAAAGCATCCGTATTTGTCGGTGTCAGCTATAATATCAAAATGAAAAAATGAAAATAAAATCACCAATTCCTATCATTCGCCAGCAGTTTTCATCAACAACAGATTGTATCGAAGTATTTTCTTCAGTAGAAAAAGGAATTTATGCGGAAGTCAAATTCTTAAGTTATAATCAATTGAAGAGGGAAAAACTTGGACCTCTACCGGATTCTATTGGAGTTTGGAAATTGAAAAAACTAAAAAAACAATAATATCAAAATTTCAACGAGCCGATATCTCGGTTCGTTCAGAATCTAAAATCAATATAAACTCAAAAATTAACTACAATGACAAAAACAATTTCAGTAAACAATCAGCAAATCATTATCACTAAAATTGGCACTACGGACTATGTTGCCGTAAAACCAATTTGTGAGGCAATTGGAGTTTCTTATCCAAGACAATTTAAGAAGCTAAAAGAATCGACAATAATTGGTTCTACTGTTGCCGAGAAGGCAATAGTTGCCTCTGACGGAAATACACGAAAAATGATTGTAATTCCACTTCGATATGTATTTGGTTGGTTATTTACAATTAATGAAAACAAAGTTGATCCAAGCATCAAAGACCAAGTCATCAATTACAAACGTCAATGCTATGATGCTTTATTTGATACGTTCACTTCCAGAAGTAAAATTTTAAAGGAAAGAACGGAATATCAAATTGAAATTGATAAACTCGAAGCTTCACTAGAAGAAGATGAGCGTTATAAAAAAATCAAAGAATTGAAAAGCAATATAAAAAACGCTTCACAACGTCTAAACAATATAGACAAAGAGCAAATCAATGCACAATACGACATATTCCAAGGTCAACAATAATACCACCTGCACGGTCTACATAGACCGTACAGGTACAGAAAAATGTTTTGCAGCTTCCACCATTTGGTGGAAGCTTACATAGTATTATTGGTTTAAAAAAAGCAAATTCCAAACCAATTAAAAAATTTCCCCTATATTTGTAACGCAAACATTTTTTACTAGGTAAATTTCGATTTATCATTTATTATCATAGAAACACCGTATGGTTAACCCAAAGGAAACGAAGGGTACTCCTTTCCTAGTGAAAGTGTTTGCAAACCTGTAGCGGTGTTTCGCCTATAAAACATTTTCGAGTTATGCAAACAGAAAATCCAAACACAGACGCGCAAATATTAGAAGCCGTAGCGCAGCTTCAAGCCAACGGTGACTATTCCGCAATGCGTAAAGACGTAGTAAGCCTTTACGAAAACTCACTAAAAACCAACCAAAACACTGCCAACCCGCACACGGCATTTTACGGTTTCAAAACCATGTACAACTTCCTTACCAAGTTGCAAATGCTAGAAACGGGCGAAGTAAACGAGGAATATTTGTTGTAAATGTTAAATTTTAATGCATTTCATCGATAATTATATCATTAATGATATAATTATCGATTTTTGTTGTATATTTGAATCATCAAACAATAAGTATTAATCTAAAAGAGTCGCGCAGCTCATTAAACTCGGCACAATTATTATGGAAAATTCAAACACTTCAACAACAATCATTAAGTTTCACATCGGACGTGGCGGTAGATTTAATAATCAAGGCTATACTAGCTTCGTTGGTATCTCAAGGATAGACGAAGGAGATTCTTATAATTCTTTATTTTTAAATGAAGAAACAGGAGAGTACTTAGACTGCGACGGAAATTCAGCAGAACTTACACTAGAAGAGGCTTTGACAGGTGTAGGAACTATTGACTTAGATGGTGAATATGATACTACATATACTAAGTATGTTACAGATATTACTGAGAAGGAATTGGAAATTATATTGTCAGAAAAGCATTGGGAAGCCGAAAGCGTAATTCAACAATTATGCGATATACATGATTGTGATAAAGACGAATTATTTTTACACATCGCGTAATCATGAAAGCATCTCACAAACAAATAGTGTCACTAATGGCAAAAGGCATGAAGCAAGCAGAAGTATCTGCTTGCTTAGCCAAAAAAGGAATTAAACCCAACAGTGTTAGAATGATTGAAGACACGCTCAGAGAATTAAAGAAGGAATATCGTGCAAAAACACTATTCCACTTAGCTTATATCTTAACCAAAAAAGGCATAATATGACAAATAAACAAAACGCAGACGAACAGCAATGGAAGCTGTTCGTTTTGCTTATAGAAGAAATTGCCAAAACAAAATATGGTACTGGTTACCAAACCAAATTGGCGCAGCTTACAGGTTTTCAGCAAAGCAACATAAGCCGTATTTTTTCATTAAAATACAAAATATCGTTGCACAATTTTTTAATACTTGCAAAAGCTGTAAAAGTCAATTTCTTTTTTGAAGACCAAGAAAACCAAACAGAACTCAATACAATGTTTGAGCGCGCCATGGAAGAACTCGGAAGGCGTCCAAACAAATTACCAAAAAACTAATCCCTAAAACCTAATCCCTAAAACCTAATCCCTAAAAACTAATTACTAAAAAGCCGCAATCAAGCGGCTTTTTTCATTCCTACTACTGTCCTTTTCAATTACCAGTTGCGTGCTTATACTTGTTACTATGCAAAGTGTTATAAGCAACATATACATAAAACAAGTTCTCAACCGAGAGGCTGAAAACCTTATACAAGAGCAACGCCGTATTGTCAACGCTGGCAATGCGCTTGGCGCTGCCGTCATATTGCAAAAGCAATCGTACACTGTAGCCAACAACACGCTTACCGTAACGCATGCCAAGCAGCAGCGTTTTATTGACATGAAAGTATTGCGCGGCTACAAGCGCAAGCCAATAAAGGTACACAACACGCCTATATACAATTACTACAACTACATCATCAACGAGCTTCGCTTCGGACTTACCGACGATATCAAACAAATGATTGCCCAAGAGCATAACATACAAGGATAATGGCAAAGCAAATAACCGACGAAACATTAAAGTTCAACATCATCATCAATGGCGATCAAGGTCGTAAAGAATACAATGCCTTAAATCGTGCTACTGACAAACTCATCAACACCAATAAGGACCTCGAAAAAGAACTCAAAAAACTCAATCGATCCAAGAAGAAAAACGCCGAAGCCATTGCCGATGTTACCGCCAAACTTGCTGCCAACAACTCCATAATAGACGCCAACCGAGCCAAAATGGATGGTATGCGAAAGCAAGTAGGACTCAACAATCTATCAACCAAACAACTAAGCCAAGAAACGCGCCGCCTAAATCTTGAAATGAAAGATTTAGATCCTAATACAAAAGAGTTCAAACAGTTAGCTAATGAGTTACAAGCCGTAACCAATCGCCAGAAACAACTACGTGGGCAAATGCGCGGTGTTACCAACGCCATGGGAAAGCAGGAAACTATGGTTGCCAAGCTAAAAACCAGTTTCAAAAACCTAATATTCCCAATAACCAGCGCGTTGGCTTTTTTTGAACTCCTAAAAAGCGGTATTGGCTTTCTCAAAAACTTTGCTGCCGAGTCCATACAACTAGCCACAGAAGCCAAAGGTGTTGAGTTTGCTTTTCAGCGTTTAGGCGCAACGGGCGAAACGGCTTTCAATCGTATCAAAACAGCTACCAGAGGTTTACTGTCCGATTTGGATATAAAACGTTCCTTAGTAGAATTTGACAACTTCAACATAAGTCTGGAAGAAACCGACACGCTTATGGAATTCTTAGCCGTTCGGTCTACACAAACCGGGCAAAGCATTGACAAGCTCAAAGACTCGTTGGTTGAAGGTTTGTCAAAAGAATCCAAACTACGTATTGACAACCTTGGTATATCTGCGAGCGAACTCAATGATGAACTTTCAAAAACTCCCGATTTTGTACAAGCAGTAGCGAACATTGCCAAGCGCGAAATTGCGGAAGCTGGCACCATACTAGACGAAGCATCCAACAGTAGCGACCGCTGGAATGCCACGTTAGAAAACACCAAGCTTCGACTTGGAAACATCATTCAAAACAGTGGCTTCATTTCCTTTTTCCGCGATTTGGGAAGTGCCATATTGGAAACTGTTTTTCCTATGGAACGCGCATCGGAAGCAACTGAAAAGCAACAAATAGAGTTGAATATATTAGCACAAAGGGTTACTGATGTAAATGCTACTGAGTCACAAAGAGCAAAAGCGATTGATGCTTTAAATTCAAAGTTTCCAAATTTTTTAAAAAATTTAGATTCAGAAAAAGCATCAAATGAAGATATACGAGATAGACTAAAAGAAGTAAACAAAGGTTATGTTGCAAAAATTGCATTGCAACAACTCAGCGAAGAGGTTCAAGCGGAGGCACAAGAATCTAGTAAACTTCTTACAAAATCATACAAACTTGAAATAACTGCTAGGGAAGCACTAAATAAATTACTCGGTGTCGAAGAAGCCAACCGAATATTAGAAACCAAATCTATTAAAGAAGCTGTAAGTGCCCAAGTAGAATTAATTGAAGCTAAACGTAAAGGTCAGGCTATTAAAATTACAGATGAGGAAGCTGCTATGTATAACATTCGTAATCTTTTACGCTCTTCAACATATTTTGAAGAAAAAAGTAACGAACATAGAACTAAAGCAAATAAGCTTCAAGAACAACAAAATGAATTTGCAGAAAGATATGCAGATATTTTAAAAACGGTCAATGATTTTACTGGTGGACAAAATAATGATGGTAAAGAAGATGATGAACTAACTGACGAAGAAAAGGAAAAGCAACTAAAAGCATTAGAAGACTTTGAGCGCAGAAAATTGGCGCTTCAAAACGAAATAGCTTTAAAAGCTGAAGACGATGAATACAAGCGCAAAAAATTAAAAATAGAGCAAGACACCGCACAAGAACTGAAAGAAATTGAAGCCTTAGAAATTTCTGCTGCTAAAAAAACGGAACTCAAAAAACTATTGGCGCAAAAAGAAGCTGAAGAACTCAAAAAACTATTGGCGCAAAAAGAAGCTGAAGAACTCAAAGCAATTGAAGACTTAGAATCAAAGAAGCGCGCGTTAAAAAATGAAATTGCTCTAAAAAATGCTCAGACAGACAAAGAAGCCGAAATTTTAAAAGCAGAACAAGATGCTGAAAAAAAGCAACTAGAAATTGAAAAACTACAAATTGATGAAGCCGAAAAAGCACAATTACTCATTGATTTGAAAACCGCTTTAAAGCAACAACTTCATGAAATCGATTTAAAATACGCCGCTAAAGAAGAGGCAGAGCGGCAAAAAGAACTAAAGCGAATAGAAGCAGCCAATAAAGAAAAAATAAAACAACAAAAGGCGTTGCAAGCTGCCAAGCAAGCTGCTATAAATGCCGGACTAGATGCGCTTACCAATGCCTTCAGTCAAGAAACCGCCATTGGAAAAGCACTCTTTTTATTTCAAAAAGGAAAAGCCATTCAAGAAATTATTGTACAAACTTCCAAATCAATTGCGGCAGCAAAAGCATCGCTGGCTATTGCCAACGCTGGTGCTATTGCGGCATTACCATTAACAGCTGGTCAGCCTTGGGTTTCTATCAATACGGCTCAGTTTGCCAAGCAAGCTCTAATAACAAAACTCACCGCTGGTGCGCAAATAGCAGCTATTGGAGCGACGGCAATAAAAGGATTTGAAGAAGGCCTGTATCCAATAACGCGCCAGCAAGACAGAAAAGTTTTCAATTCGCGAATTAGTGGTAATCCTAGTACGCAAATTGTTTCTTCGCCTACGGCATTTTTAGCTGGCGAACGTCCAGAGTTGATTGTTGATCCGGATACATTTAAAAAAATGGATCCGCGTGTTACCGATTACATATTAGCATTAGCAAGAAAACCAACTGCCGCCAACAATACAACGTCGGTTTCAGTGCCATCGGAAAACGCATCTGCAACACAAACGGATGCTACCAATGTCTTACTAGCTCAAACACTCGATAGAATGACTGAATTATTAGACAGAGGAATTATTGCTAAAACTTACTACACTGCCGAAGACGAGCTAGAGCGCAGAAAAGTAGGGAAAGAACTTGATGATATTATTAACGAAGCAAAAAACTAAGCAATGCCAACACTTACGCCTTCCGCGCCTATAGCGTTCAATTACTTGCAAACATTTAATACGCCAGTAATATCATGTACCTATGATGTTTCTGACCTTCCATTTAGTGGAAACATCCAAAACTTAGAACTATATGGTTTCCCTGCTTGGCTTATGTATCAAAATGCTTATGTAGACCACGCGGAGAAAAAGATTTTTTTCACCTTAAAGGTCATAGAAACCTATGCATATACACTTAGTGAAGGTGACTATTATGGTGAATTTATAGTTAAGTTTCGCGGTGCTGTAGGTTTTTCTTTAACAACATTTACTAGCAATCCTTTTGCCGTTACATTAAATGTTCAGCATGCCACGCAGCTCAACATTATTCCTAACCAATTCATTTTCAACTATATCATTGGCGGAAATGCTCCTGCAACTCAAACCTTACAAATTCAAAGTAGTTCTAACTGGACAGTAGAAAGTAATCAATCGTGGGTAACGATATCAAATGCATCAGGAGTAGATAGTGGGCAGGTATCTATTGGCGCTGATGCTTCAGGAATTACAACGGGCACATATTCTGCTATAATTACCGTTACCGATGCCTATGCAGTACAGCAAGCAGTTGTAACACTTAATGTTTCCGACGCGCAAACATCTAGCACATACTTATATGTTTCTCCGCAAAATTTAGAATTTTTATCAATATTAGCTGTAGATAATACAACGGTAAAAACTCTAAACATTGAAGCGTCACATTCATGGAGTGCCAGCAGCTCTCAATCTTGGTTAGTTATATCGGCAACATCGGGCAGCGCAGGAGAGACTACAATTGACGTTTCTGTAGACAGTGTTGCTTTAACTGAAACACAAACCAGTTACTTAGGCATAATTACATTTACCAGCCAAAACATACAGCAGGAAGTATTTGTTGTTCTTAATATTTTAGAGTTTTTTCTTCAAGGACTAGCGAGCGATTCGTTCTATTATATTGATGATCGTAATAAATTCGAAGCCAGTAACATTATTCCTAACAATTACTTATTAATTCAATCAATAACTTCGTACAATGGAAAATCGTACATTTTAAAAACACGTACACCATATCATTTGGGAGTTGCCACGGCGTTAATTGGAATGGAAGGCAATACAATAATGCCTTCTATGATACCAACAACTGATTTTACAACGCGCATAAAAAATGATTTTTTGCCAATGGTTGTTAATTATAATATTCGAAATAAAAATGCGATTACCGATGCAGTAACAAACTTAGCAAACTATAATAATGTTCGATTTATACAAGGAAAAACGCCAGCAATTAACGATAAACTAACCTATACACCAGCCGAAGTAACCCTAACAAAAAAAGGAGTATTAAGCTTGTCTGTTAAGAGCGATGTTGCTGTAACAACAATAACCGTTTCAGGCGATTTTACCGCTACATATACTACCTCAATTGGCAATGAACTATATGTCTACAACGCTATAATAGATTTGGCGCCGATGAATTTGGTTCCTGGTAATCAAATCACCATCAACTTTGGTGGATTTGATACCATAGTTAATATTTCGGAAAGTTCGCAAGAACAAAACTTACTCTTTTTTGAAACGGAATGGCAAACCTATGATGTTTTTGAAACCACAGGCGCGTTATCAATTGCCAATGATGTTACCCGCGAGGAAACTGTAATTGATACAGAAGGAAAAGAGCACACCAAAATAGTCTCTATAAATTTAGGAGCGAAATACACCCTCGATACTGGTTGGGTATATTCGCAGGATGAAGTTGAATGGCTAATGAAATTACTAACGGCAAAACGTTTTTTTCTGTATCACAACAACATCCAAACCGAAATTGTTTTGGAAACTCGTCAATTAACAGTGTATAAAACCCGCGAGTATGCAAAATCATATCAACTAAAATTCAAAAAAGCAATTGTATGATTATCTTCAGAACATCATCATGGAAATGGGATTTAACAACCCAAGGACTTACATTGAATGAAAACTCAGATATTTTTGAGCCAACGCAAACCAAAAACTTTTCATTTCCAATAACAGTTAAAATCACTTCCGATATTGCCGAAAAGCTAAATCTTATCTACATCGATAACAGCTATCAACATGAGAGTAAAATTGTAGGTTCTTTGCAAATTGATAACGATGTTTTTGACGCTTATATTCTTATCAATAACATTATTGGCGAACGTATTGCTCTTACTTTTTTTTACGGAAAAGAAACTCATCCTGTATTTAGCAAGCCGTTAAAAAAATTAAACTTCCAAGTGGTATCGGCATTGCCTAATTTAAAAACCTATGCCAAAAATCAACTATTGCAATCATGGCCACAAGCTTCGCATCAATTCGTAAAGGTGTTGCGTGAAGATTTGAAAACCACTACAAACTATGAAAAGTTTGAGTTTTTCTTAAACAACTATGTATATGACAGCAATACTGATACGTGGAATTTTTTAGAGAATACTACGGAAACCGTTGACGGATCGCCAGTAATTTTCAATCGAAACATTATGTGTCCAATGACCTACTTGCTAGAAGTGTTAAGAGTTGGTTTTGCCGAAATGGGATTGCAAATGCTGGGCGATTTTCCAAACAGTGATTTTATAAAAAAAATACTCATCGTACCAACGCAATTTTTTGAGCAATATGCTGCCAGCCAATATGTAAACTATAGCTTTGCCAATTACACAACACAAGAAACTATTGACGGACAAACAATTAACGCATATACTAGAGTACATACACCATTAGCAACAGGTTCTTATTCTATCAAAATAAAAATCATTTTTGATAATGTGATGGCTCAGTACTTTTCATTAAAAATCACTCAAAACAATGAAGAGTTGTACAGTGTTATAACGTCAAATGTAGATGTTAATTTAGATCATACCTTAGACATTAATATACTGGATGATACTGTTTTTCATGATATAATTGTCGAATTAAAATTGGTACAGCAGTCAGACTCTATTGCCCAGTTCAACAACTTCACTTACCAATACAAAGAAGGCGCACTTAACATATTTCCGCTCAATTATACGTTGGCAGATTATATGCCAAACATTACCTTCAAAAAATTGATTGACAGATTAAAGACTTTATTTCCTTTAAAATTTGACTATACCGACAATACGGTAACTATCAATTTTATAGAGTCATTCATTGAAGAAATGACCTTTAAAAACCAAACGCATTTGGAAAATCCAAACAAAAAGCGAGTTCCAAACAACACTCGTGTTTTTGAGTTGTCATATCCTGATGATGAAGAAATTTTAATAAACAAAAATGGAATATCATTTTCAAACGAATCAAATAGCTCTAACAAAGAAGAGCTGGATATTGAATGTTTGCCATTAAAAGTGAAACAAAATCACGGAAACATTACAGCGGTTTATCCAGAAGATGAAAATGATTTGATGTTGATATTGTACAATGGTCCACAATTTGGAAACAATATTGCGGTAAACAATATCAACAATCAATCTTTTGAGTTAAATTCTATCTACAATTACTATTGGAAGTATTGGTTGAAAATTCGCTGCAATTCAGAAACTTATACTGATTCTTATTCTATTCATTACACAGAATCTATTGACTTAAAAAGTGGAATTTTCAAATACAATAAAAATCACATGATCAAATCTCTAAAAAAGAAAAGAGAGTCTAAGGAGTATTGGCGCGTTGATATGGAAACGGAAACACTCTAATCCATATTAAGGATATCATCTTCGAGCAAATCGTCAACAATATGTACGTAAATCATCGTTTCGCGGATGTTACTATGTGCTAGTAGTTTCTGTAGTTTGGTAACGTTTCCGCCTGCTAATATGTATTGTGTTGCAAATGTATGCCTGGACACATGAAACGTAAGTCGTTCTTTAATGCCGCATATTTTGGCAATTTCTTTCAGCGCTCTATTAATATACTCAGGTGTGTAATTATCATCAAATAATGGTCCTTTTTTATTAATCATACTTTTAGCGGTTTCATTTAGTAGAATTCTTTGGAGTTTATTCGTTTTTTCTGCCGTAAAAATTAAATAGTTTTCTAGTATGTTTTCTCTGGTCATTCGCTTATTGTCAGAAATTCGAAGTCCGGTGTAGCAAGAGAATAAAAATCTTCTCAGCACATTTCTATGCGTTTCATTAACAAATTCGCTATCCAGATACTTCTTTAATTTGTCAATGCTTTTCTTATGCAAAAAAATTGGTTTTGATTTAAAGCTCGGAACCTTAATCTTATCATAAGATATTGGTGTTTGAATTCCTCTGCTATTCGCAATGTGCACATATTTCTTAATATTTTTTAGCGTACCGTTGATAGTATTTTCCTTGTTTTTCAATTTGCTTTTCAAATATCCAACAAACTTTTTTAGCCAATTCTCATCAATTTCATGAAAAAACACAACAGGCATATACTTTTCTAGCTTTGAAAGTGTTGCTTTTTGCTGCTTGTAAGTAGAGTGTTTTAATAGTTGTTTTTGATTTTCCAACTCATTTTTATAAAAAGCAACGAAGTTTGTGCGCGCCATAGGATTTTCTAAGTCTTCAACTAATTCTTCTAAAGTAAAAATATGATTAGATAAACGATAGGCTACTTGTATATTGGTTACTTTTGATAGAAGGTCTTCCAATATCAAATTATAATCTTTATAAAAGGCACATTTTTTATTGACTCGTTGTTTTACAGCATCGAACTCTTCTCTTTTAACGTAAAGACCTGTGTTTAATAGTTTTCGCTTTCCTAGCCTCAATTGCAGATAAATAGCATACGTACCATCATTTCGCTGATGATTATTTAGTACTATTTTTTTGTGAAGCGTCTTGCTCATTTTTTTTGCGACGTTTAGTGCGACGTTTTGTTGTTGAAAGTGTAGTTGCATAATCCTGTGTTAAATTTTCGAATACCCCTAAAACACTAATGGCGTAAGCTATTTACAGTTTTTCAACTATAAACAGCTTACGCCTTATAAATGCTTTGTGACCTCGGCAGGATTCAAACCTGCAACCTCTTGAGCCGTAATCAAGTGCACTATTCAGTTATGCTACGAGGCCTTTTGCTTATTGCGGGTGCAAATATATTTTTTTTTAATGTAAATACAAATTATATAGTGTAAAAAATCATACTTTATCAAAAAAAGAACGCGATTTAGTTCGTTTTCAGATATATACAAAATAATATCAATCTAGGGCATTAGTCGTAACGTAGTAACGCCAACCAATAATGGCAAGTTGGAGCTTGGAGGCTTTGCTCAAATCCAACTGTCTTTTTGAAAATGAAGGTAACAGAACCTTGTTTAGTTTGGCTAAAAATTTAAAAAATGACTTCTTCATTATTATAAAAATACTAAAAACAATCGATAATGAGTCATTTATCTTAGGATAGCTATAAACATGAATACATTTATTGTGAAAAATAAAATAGAGTTGTAAAATTTTTGAAACTGCTAAGTACTGCAACTACAGAATGGATGACTTAAAAAGCTGAAAAAATTAAATAATTATTTGGTTATTTGTTGAAAATATGAATGGATAGATAAGGAGTGAAAAACTCTTTTATTGGTTTAAAGAACAGATGTATTTAATCTAAAATCTCTACAGTGATAAACATGACTACACGATTAAATAACTGATTTTTTAAAATAAAATAGCGCTACACAATATTTTTCTCAACTATAATTGAATAGCATCAATCATAAGATTGATTTTACTTCTCATAAATTCTATGGTTAGTTACCTATTAGACTAATCAATTTCTCCTAGAAATACATTCAACCGAAATATAACATAATTAAAAAGGCAATGCTTTTTTAATATGAAAAACCAATGTAAAATACTTAGGTAAATTATTATGCCAAATACAGAAACAAGTGAACAGTATCAATCTTTGACAACTTCTACCGAGGGACGAAATGTGATGCCGCTACTACAGCCAAAATCACACTTCTTTTTAGAAGATTCAAATTTCTCTCAGTCGGAGTTACAAAGATTTGGAGCAGTTTCACAGGATCAATTTAATACTACCAGTAAATTGACGTTTAGTGGAACTAAAAAAGTATATGCATTATGTCAGGGAACGGTTTTTATACAACCAAACGAGAGTAATGCGAATAAGGTAAATCTTATTTTAAGACCTTTTAGACAGCCTATTTCAAATATTCCTATCAAATATATTATTTATAGAGGTTTGAATAAAAGTGATTTTATTACCAACGATGGTAAAATTGCAGGCAGTGAGACAACAGGAACAGGATTTGTAAAATATATATGGTCCGAGTTTCTTCAATTTTATGGAACTGACGGAGTTGACGAAAGTGAGCCTGATTTTATGGCGAACTTTATCGGATTTCCGCATACAACGGCTCAATTAACAGCTCAAGATCCATCTAATTCAATAGATCAATACTTCTTTAAAATTACCTCCATCATTGATGAAACTACTGGAGAAGAAGAAGCTTCTGAAGCTTTTGAATTTCCGATAATTCCAAGAGGAACACATCTTGGAAATGCTACAGGTGAAATTGGAATTGATGTCGTATTAAATAGTGGCGATTATTATATTGAAAATGATCCTAATCCTTTTCAATTAGATTTAGCATACGCAAGAGCCACAAATCATAGCTTAGATGCATCTACTATAACTAATTCATTTCAGAAAAAACTATACAAAGAAAACGCAACAGCATTTCTAGATATAGCCGCTTTGTATGGCTTACACGCTAATGGAGCAGGGAAATTATATGTAGCAGAAAATAGCACTCCATTAACAACCAATTCAGCTATTTACGGAATGATGAACGGATTTTATTCCAAAAACAAAATTTACGTCTACATTCAAGCAAATCGTCAACGTTCGTATAATTTCTATGGAAACTATGTGGCATCTGACACCAATCCAAATGATTTAAAAATCGGGGAAACAGCAGGAAGCCTTACAGAAACTACATTTGGAACTTTTGACTGGCCAATTCATGAAACTACGACAACTGTCAGCAGTCCAGCTGAGAATACTTCGTTTGCCTTTCAGTTAACCACGGATAACTATGAAGACGCTTCTATGTATGTGCAATTGGGAAGAGTTGCTTCCGAACATGAAGAAAATTTTATTCGAGACAAAGACTTACTAGAGCAAGATCCTGAAGTTGATCAAACTTTTACACAACCTATCGTGGTAAATGTAAATGCTACGGCAACTGACGTAATTGCTTCTTATGTAAATGTTTTGTGTGAAACGCGAATGATGCTTGTAAAAGAATATGTGGTACCTGGAACTCCAAACGCAAATCCGCAAGAGCAATCTGTCAAGGATATTGATGATATTTTCGGAATGCTAGACGCAGTAGTAATCAATAAAAAAGCAAATACAGAAGCCTTGCCAATTATTGTAGATGAAAAGTTACAAATCATAAACTTTCCAAATGCATTAGGTACAAAAGATATTGGAGTCATTAAATGTCAAAAAATAGAAGATAAACTATTGACAGATGAGGAAGATGTTTACCTAAGCAGAGTCACTTATGAAACATTAATGCATGATATTAAACGAGTAACGACACCATATCTTCCAAGTGGTTCAACGCAAATTGACAGCGTAAAAACTGGAATGAAGAATTATGCAAGTGAGAATCCATCGTATCAGCTAAATCTTCCATATTACATAGATACGTTTGTTTTTACAGACGTAGACACGACAATTACGGGTTTAACGCTCAATACGCTAGAGGGAAATAAACCATCAAAAAAGGTATTGGGAATTACGCAAGATGAAATGAATACATTGAAAGCCTTAGTCTCTACATATAATTTATTAAATGCTAAACTATTTTTCTTGGATCAAAAATCAGAAGAAAGACAAGATGTCGCATCAGTAGAAGAAGTCAATTACAAAAAGCATAAACTTGCTGTAATTGGAGAAACACAAGCGGACGGAATTAAAGTATATATTCCCGCATCCGAAATATATGTATACACAGTAGATGATTTCATTCTCTTCTCAAAATCCTATAGTGAATTTGTAAAAGGTGAATTGGCAACAGATACATCAGAATTAAATCAAAAAGAATCGTAATGGCAGTAGCAATAACAAAAACAGGCGCCGCGATTACATTGTCAAGCCAGTTTACCAATCCTATATACGATATAAAAGGATTCATTACTGGGTTTGACTATGCAGGCGTTACATATAAATATTACAGGAGAACTGATTTCAGGGAAGAACATCAGTATTTAAGTTATTTAAATGGATATTTTACAGAAGATTTATATTTAGAATATATCCAATATAACAAAGCAGATCTATTCACAAATAGCTCGGTGGTTCCTCCAAAAGATTTTAAAACGGATCAATTTTCATTCGAACCTCATTTAGCAGCTATTGGAGACACAGTAATAATCGAAATATTACACTTTGAACCACCAACGTATAATTTCTATTTTAGAGAAATAAAATATACGTTTCAAGTAGAAGCAAGTAAATATGATGCAAACAGACCAAAAAACTATCTGAAGCTTATTGGAAGTAGACGGGAAATAGATTTACCTCAGATCGCTATAGATACAGCCCAAGTTACAGATTCAGATTTTAACAGCGGTCCTACAGGTAGATTTTATGCTAAAAACTTTAGTGATAGAGTCGCAGGTTGGGGACTAACAGATAATGATTTAGAGAAAAAAATAGCGAGAAGAGTTACGCTAACTTGCTTCCGAATTTATTGGACGGAACGACGTATTTTACGCAATCTTATGGATGCAACTGCGTATGCAAATTTATCCACAATTGCCGCAAGTCCAACTTGGGAAACTCAAGTAGAAAGCTTACCACTCATTCAAAAACTGATTTTTGGATTATTAAAAAGTTGGGGATATTTTCATGCAAATGAATTTGAGCCTTTTGAAGCAGTGCTTCCTGATATTGGCGTATATGAGCCTTACAAAGAATATGGAACTGCCATAACAAACTTTTATTATTCAACCTACAAAAGGCAGGATATTTTAGAAGGAACAGACGACCATGAAAAAGTAAAACTACTCATCAAAGTGCTTCCTGAAATTGCAATCAGTGCCATACCTTTAGAAGTAAGAGTACTCACATTAATGGACTTTGCAAAAGATAGAGTACCGAATTCCGAAGAATTATTAGTGCTAAAAATTGTAAGATCAGTAGCATTTGCGGATGCAGATAACTTCTTAAAGCTATTAATGGACAAAACAATTGAGTCGGGAAGTGACTCCGTTCCATTGTTTCAAGCATTATATGACAAAGTAGAAGACAAAATTTTAGGCTTTGGGACAGATAATAGAAAAGCCTTAATGAAAAGTTTGTACATTCTTTGGTACTTGTCAGACTTCAATCCGAATCAAAAATTTGATTTTGCAGATGAAACTGAAAACACTACCGATTTATTCAATTCGTACGGACAAGCGCCTTTAATCCTAAATTATGATTCAGGTAAATTCTTTGGTTTCTATGTCGATAATATGAATTTCTTCTTTTCGGGCAATAAAATTAAAATCAAAGAAGAAGTGACTGAGGTAGTAGACGTGACACCTCATTTTGGAAATGATTTCCAAACAACAAGAGTGGAAACGCGTTACAAAACTGTAGGTACCTACGATTATTATCAACCAATTTCACTGAATGATTACAAAGAAGGAGACTTTGCAATCAAAGTACCTCAAATTGCTTTAGACGAACAAGATGACAATTCTAAAAGTGCTTTATTGCCGTTATTCTTTTTGAAATACATAGATGACTATGGAGATAGTGAAGATTTATGGACAGGAATCGGGATCGCGTTTGATGTGGCTTTAACGTTCACAGGAATTGGAAACCTCTCAAAACTTAGACACTTACGACATGTAACAAAATTAGGGAGACTGCGTTTCTTCGGGCAGGGTGCATTACCAGCTGCAGAACGAATATTAGCCTTAGAAGCATTAACTGGTGTAGCAGGATTGATAGAATTAACAGCATCAGTAGCCTCACTAGTATTACAATACTATACCGATGGTTGTAAAGTATACATGGGAGGACCAGATTCTGGCGATCCAACTCCTGGAGTTTTAGATGTCATCAACGATGCGAATGAATCCGCAGCAATTCCAGATCAACCAAGCAATCCAGATTATCAATTCTGTAAAAACTTAGACCAATGGTTATTTTGGGTGCAATTAGCATCTGCAGGAACAGATATTGTCTCTAGTTTAATGGTACGAAGAGCTTCAAAAAAACTATTACAAGATGGAGTTCCTCTCGATTTTCCAGACGATGCTTTAGACATTATCACTAGATATTCGGATGATGCAGATGCATTTTTATTACAGCTCAAACTCAAAAGAAGAGTTGCTATCTTTGAAAGAATAAAACCTTCAATGATTAGGAGAGTCGATGAAAGTAATGGAGCTTTTGCGAAGCGATATTTCAATGATACATTTGGTGACTCACAACTAGAAACAATCATAGATGAATGCTTAGATCTTGGTTTTAGAGATCCTAAATTTGTGGAAGATGTTATCTTAATGGCGTGTAGAGCTAAGAAACGATCAAATGTAGCGGAGGTTTTAATTCAATTGAACTATTACAAAAAGGTAGTATTGCGAAATGGATTCCCATCAGGATTCGCCAATATTAATGATTACAAACTGTATTGTAATAAAGCAAAGGATTATTTTGATGGATTATCGGAATTTTCAGGAAGAGTTGAAAAATATAGAGTACAAGGAAGTATCTTATTTAAAAAATCAGATTTCAGTCCAGTAGATCCAGATAACATTCCATTCCTAAAAAAGAGAAACCCAAGTCCGCCACCAGAGTACTTGAATGTACCGAATGTTCCGGATGATTTGGATGTTCAAATTTTGATGACGCAGCGAAATGCTCGTGAATTTTGTGATGAAATTATAACAGAATATGAAAGATTATTGGATTTACATCCTATCGGCTCAAAAACGTATCTTAGAATCCAATCCAAACTAACAAATGTGAAAAAAGGATTGAACAAAGGAATGATTAAAGCGGATTATTTGCCTGATTATATGTATACTCAGTATCGATCAGCTATTAAAAATAATGGACAAGATTTATTTCAACAAACAAGTAGTGCTGGAACAATAGATATCGGGTTTGCAATTATTGTTAAAAACAGTAAATATGATGTTTTACCAGTAATGAACTTTAAACTTTAAAAAAATAAAATATGAGTACAGTTATTAAATATAAAAACTCTCAAGATCAATATATTACTGAGCAACAAGCACAGCAACTATCTTTTTATCACAAATTATTCATTGAAAGTAGTGAACTAAAAAAGGTAGAAACGTATAGAGAAGGAGAACTCAAAGGAGGTATTTATTACTTGTCCACTTCTGAAAATGCTACGACAGTACTGACTAGTCTTGGAGCAGCATTGAATTGGTCTATGGCTTCTAATAAGCAAGTTACTGGCGGATATACCGTTTGGGAATACAGAACCTATGATCAAAGTTTACAAGTAAATCCAGAATATTATAAAGTAGTAACCGATAGTAATGATAAAATGATTGCTTCAGTTACCTATGATACAGCTACAGGGAATGCTAAAAGTGCCTTCAAAACCTTCTATTTTGGTGGACAACCAGTTCCAGATGATGACAGTGATGTCTTCTTCGAAGAAGATGCACAAGTCTCATTTCTCTTTGATGATGCTGGAGTAGTTGAACGAATTGATATGAACGTCGAATACGTAAATAACCAAGCTACTTGGTATGATACTTCAAGCTTTTTAAACCAAGCAAGTGAATTTATTAGTGAATTAATGACTACAGATCAGGTAACCTATTTTACAAATGTATTGCCGTTAGTTCCAAACTTTTAATCTCTAATAAAATATAATCAGAAGTAAACTCTTTCCTCTCACAGGGGACAAGAGGTTGGTGACTACACTATAATTTGTAATAAAAAAAGATCACAAAAAATAAAAAAATAAAATATGTCAGGTCAAAATAATAATACAGCGATTGTAGCGCATAGGTATTATCCAAAACTATCTTCTGTCGTAAGTACAGACGATATACCGGATATTCTTGGTTTCATCAAAGATGGAATTGTGTATTTGTTCGATAAAATACACTACAAGGACTTACAATACAACAAAAGCCCAAGAGGAGATGCGGCTTTTTACAGCCTATCAATCGTTTCACAACGTTTAGATATAGAATTGCCGAGCACAGGAATATACTTAGTACTAAATCCTGATGCTGACGATGCAACCATATCTGCATTCCCAATTACAGTGGAATACGAATGGCAAATTCTTGCGTACCTACGAGATTTTAACTTAGATAATTTCTCGTTCGCTCCTCAAGAATTCTTTGAAATCGCATTGCGTGTGCTCAACATATCTGAAGAACAAGCCATTGCCAACTTTATCAATACATTTACAGAACCTGTAGACGCTTCTACAACAAGTCTAGAGCAATTTGTAAATGATGTAAATGCCGCAAACAGCAGTCTCAACCTTCTCACGCCAACGCAAGAAACAACGTTGAGAGATGTGGTTTCAGAAATTCACGCACAAACGCAAAAATATGCGACACTCATAGGTTTTATAACCTATATTTTAAAAAATGATTTAAATGAGACGAAAACAAAACTAAAAGCGTTTTTCCGATCATTATTGCCACAAGATATTGAAGAATACATCAAAAATATTCTCATCCCAAAAGCACGTGCAACACTCACCTTATCAGCTGGAATTGAATTTCCAAGAAGCATTCTAAAACCAGTCTATGATGAATTTGGGGTAAATCCTTGTGACAACTCCTTAACAGGCGAACCGTTAACAGAATTACCAGAAGATGCCAATGGCGGTCCAAAAGTAATGCTCACATTTGGCGAAGCCTTATTCTATGCAGATACAGAAGAAGGTTTTGGGTATAATTTAGACTTAAAACTAAACACAAACTTTCCTGCGCAAATAGGAAATACAGGGCTCATCATAGACATTCAAAACTTAAAAATTGATTTAAGTAGGAATTCTAATATTGTAGAAGCCGATCTAGACAATCGTCCACCAGAATTCATGGGAGTTTATACCGATCTTACCACAATTTATTTACCAAAAAAATGGTTCAAAAAAGAAACAGGGCAAACTTTAGCTATTACTGGTGAGAGGTTACTCATTGGAACAGGCGGAATGTCAGGGACAATTGCCTTAAGAGCCACATATGCCGTAGATGAGGCAGGAGAAGTAACAGACTATTTCTCAGAATACTTTGATGTAAATTATCCAACAAATGTAATTTCAAATGATGTCGAAGAAACGGTAAACTCTTTATCAGAATTAGTAGCGCATATCAATAGCTTAAACTCACCGTATCAATTAAAGTTTGCATATCCTTTAGAAATCACTACAAATACAGGAGTTATTGAATTTGAAAAAGAAGCAGATTACAACAATTTCATCAGTGCAATTGACCCAAACCAATTCATGTGGTTTCAATTAGGAAGCAATCCAGACAAAGCATGGCGATTAGGTTTCAACCGATTTGACTTGACATTCTATCACGGACAAGTTACAGAATCAAACTTAAAAGCACGTATCGAAATTCCTAAATTCAAAAAACCAGACAATCCTACTGAAAAAGCAATTATTGACTTAGAAGGACATTGGTACAGTGAAGATGATTTCTCGTTAACAGCAACATTCTTACCTTCAGGTTTTCCATTGAAACTTTTCAACTTCATGACGATAAACTTCTTAACGGCTGAGGTAGGAAAAGATGATGATAAGTTTTTCTTAGGAACATCCTGCGAAATTTCCTTCCAAAACGCCATCATGGAACGCGTATTGGGCGATCAAAAAATCGTTATTCCAAAATTACGTGTATACGAAGATGGTTCTATGGAAATTGTGGGCGGAAATGCGTTCATTCCAACAAACATCTCACTAAATCTTGGACCAATCGAAATTGCAGTGACAGGAATCCACTTCGGATCGCATCAGCAAGAGAAAAATGGTGTCATGCGCAAATACAACTATTGGGGATTTGATGGAGCAATTAGCTTAGATCCATTAGGAATTGACGCTCGTGGAGAAGGAATCAAATACTATTACACAACCGACAATGAAGAACACGGAGGCGACGGCGACAGTTTCTTACGTATTCAAACTATTGAAGTTGATTTAATCATTCCAGGAACCGCAGATCCAGATAATGCTTTAGCAATCATCAACGGAATGTTATCTATCCCAGAACCTGGAGAATCTCCAGAATACGAAGGGAAAATTGGATTAAAACTGCCAAAAGCGCGTATCAGTGGCGCGGCGCAAATGCGTTTGCAACCAAAGGAACCAGCGTTTATCATTGAAGCTGGAATCGAAATGCCAACACCAATTCCGTTAGCAGCCACAGGATTAGCATTCTACGGATTCGGCGGATTGCTCGGTTACAAATACGTTGCCGAAAAAGAAGCCATCGGACTTGTTTCTGGTGAAAATACTTGGTATGAGTATTACACCTATCCGAAACGCGGTGTGAATTTAGACAAGTTTAGCGGTCCGCCACGAACCAATCAGTACAATTTGCCAGTGGCAGTCGGCGCAGGAACCGTATTAGGAACCATGCACGATGACGGTTTCTTGTTCTCCACACGATTGATGGCAATTTTGTCCTTACCATCGGTATTTATCTTAGATGGTAGAGCCAATGTACTGGGCGAGCGTTTAGGAATCTTAGACGATACTGAACCACCATTCTTTGCAGGAGTTGCTGTTGGAGACAATTCGTTCGAATTCTGGTTTGGAGCCGATTACCAATTGCCAAAATCCAACGGTTGGATTATTGATTTATATGCAGAAGTACAAGCAGGTTTCTTCTTCAACAATCCATCTGCGTGGTATCTCAACTTTGGTACGAAGCAATCGCCAATTACAGCGCGTGTCTTAACCATTATTACAGCGCAATCGTACTTGATGCTTTCTGCAAGAGGAATTGAAGCAGGCGCACGTGTAGATTTATCTCTCAAGAAAAACTTCTTTGGAATCAAAGTAGAAATCAGCGCGTATGTGGAAGTTGGTGGATTCATCAGTTTTGAGCGATTCCAATTAGGAGGATACATTGCCTTTGGAGGAACGATTTCTATCAGCGTTTGGAAAATTGTCGGATTCCGTGTGAGTCTCGACGCAATTCTATCTGCGGAAGCGGCAAAACCATTCTTACTCTATGCAGAAGTACGTGTGCGTGTGTGTATCAGAATTATTGTGAAAATCTGTAAAACATTTAAGGTAAAACTCAAGTGGGAAAAAGATAATTCGGTAGACAGAACACCAATTCCGCCATTAGCGAATGGAGACAATCCAAACTATCCTGACAGAACAGAAGAAGCGGTACAAGGAGTACACATGTTGACGAATGAAACGTTTGCATTGAACTATTTCCCGAATGAGCCAGCACCGAGTGAAATTGACAAAGTAATTCCGTTAGACACCTATATTGACTTCAAAGCAATGAAAGGATTAGTGCCAGGCGCTATATCTGACAAAATTGGAGGTCATACAGGCGCAGCGGAAAACTTTATTGATCTCATTCCGCCAAACAAAGTAGTTCGTGGAGGAAAAGAAATACGTCAAGTAAAACACAAATATTCTATTGAAAATATCGGTATTTACATGGCAGATGGCAGCAACTGGCGACCATATCATCCGTTTGAAGCGGTTGTTCCTGTAGCTGAAAGACCCAATGTAGATCATTTACGAATTGGGTATTGGCAACGCAACGGAGAACAATACGATTCTATCCGATTGTTAGCTACCAATCCATTCTCGTACATGGAAGCTGGTGAGCCAGGATGGTTTATTCCTGAGCAATATGGCATCACGCCTTCAGAATTGTACTGTGTATCCAAATTGGAAACGGGCGATTGTTCGGATGTTTTAGAAAAAGCACTAGGAACAAAATACTACCGACCAAATGGTTATATCGGACATTACATTGATGGTGCGTATTATTCTATTGAAGAAGGAACAGGTGATTTGGAAGAAACTATTTATGTACAAGACATGAATTGGTCTATTCCGATGACACATGCCTCAAATGGAGAAAATGTTGACACTGTTTTCTTTGATCGTTTACGTGTATTTTTAAATGGTTCCAACCAATATTTCGATTTAGGAGTTAGCACTTTAATTTACACAGATGCAAACGGTATTGCTGCTGATTTAATAACGCTTGCAGGAGAATATTTAACAGAAATAAACACACTATTACTAAACAACAATAGTGAACCTTTGAGAAGTTTTGAATTTACCAATGTAGCAGTTGAAAATGGCAACTTAAATGTTTCTGTTCGTGTAAAATCTGATTACGAATTTGCTACTTCAGGAGCCAATGCGCAAATATTTAGCACTTTGTATTTAAGTCGTAGTTATGGTGGTAGTGGAAGTTCTTCATTAGGAACACCAATCCGAACTACAGAAACTATTGTGACTTCTTCTAATGAACCAACTCCAGTAGGTTGTATGGAAGTAACAGATGTTGCCAATAACTTCAATTATGCGCAGTCATTACAATTTAGCAATGCAGATACGCTGGTTATCATTCTGCCAGTAGCAACTGTAAATACAGACTTAAAACTGACAACGTATGCCGAAGGTGTAACCATTCGTTATTACAAAACATTGCTAAGCGATACTGCCAATACGCCGCAATATCAATTGGTTCATGAAGTATACAAAACCAGGGCAGAACTCAGCAATGTAGTTTCATATACAAATGAAGCCGATTTGATTACCAGAATTACGGTAACGCCAAAATCAGCCAATGCACACTTAATTCGTGCCGTACGTGAAGAAATTGCAGAATTGCAAGAAGCGACGTATGATAGTGAAACTGGTCAAATTATACCATTAACCGCGGAACAACAAGCACAATTGGCAGCATTGCAAGCAGAATTGGCGCAGTTGGAAGCACAAGGTTGCAGTCAAGCGCAAAGCGAATTGCCATCAAAAACTTCTGGCGGAAGCAAGGAAGTAAAAAGTGCTCCTGTTTCAAGCACTATTTTTAACTCGTATTACTACACAGCACCACAGGCAAAAGGGCAACTATCCAATGCGTATACAAAAATGAAACATATTGGAGATAGTTATTACGCAGTTGGATATCCATTATTCAACGTAGTAGGTTCTTCTGATACGGATGGCGTATTAACGAAGTTAGATGCTGCTGGAAAAGTGATGTTTAGTAAAGTGTACTTTATTGACAATCAGCCTGTAAAATTCTTAGACATTCATGAGCTTTCAGATGGAAACATACTCATCATCGCAAGTTTATTAGGTGAAAAACTATTCTACATAAAAGTAGATACAGACGGAAGAATTTTATGGCAACGTTACGTTATTTGTGAGCAGGGGTTGGATGAACACAGAGTATCTGTTGTAAAAACACGAAGACAATCTTTCTTCATTACTTGTCTATCAACAAAACGAGAGCAAGTATTTGTATTTGAGATTGCCGAAAGTGGAGAACTCATCAACCAAACAGGATTGGAAGGAGACGGGAAATACTCGTATGAAATTGGCGCAAGCTGTTTAGATCCTGAAGGAGGATTATTAGTTGGGATACGAAGAAGAGGAACTGAAAAATCAGATAAAAATCAAAGTATGATTGTACACTTTGATGGAGGTTTACGATTCCTTGAAAACCATCTCATCAATAGCGAATCGGAAATTGAAATTACCGACATGCTTATACATGAAGATAGATTGTATTTCATATTGGATAATGTCTCAATTTCAGAATCAACAATCTCGTATCTCTCGTACAATGGAAAAGAATTCAAAGAATTGAGTACGCGAGTATTGCCAGCGTTCAAAGACTGGAAATTGACAGGTTCGGATAAACCAAATACGGTTATTGTAGCGCACAACGAAACTCCAGTTTATCGAATTGGAATACAAGCAGATCAAAGTTTAGCGATTGATACAATGTTCGATTTCAATACAACGAGTCCAATCAAAGGAATCAGTGATATTCTCTATAATGGAGAACGAAAGGAGTACACGTTTATTACGGATACGTACTTGGCAGTATTAGGAGAAGATTTGGAGAGTTGTGTTACCATTAAAGATGAGCGAATTAAAGAATTGCCAGCACGTGTATTTACTTATACTAAAATAGATGCGCAAATAAAAGACTTTAAGCAACAACCGTATGTAGATGGAAGCATCAGAGACGTTGAGCAAAACCTTCAATTAGAAGAAGAACTCTGCAATGGCGGCGGAAATGGCGATTGTAACAAAGATGAAACACTTTGTAATTTCTACGAAACGCTTCAAGCAGCACTCTTTGGATGTATTGATTACAGAGCAAAAGATCCTTTCAATGACAATTGGAATTGCTTCTTGGATATGATAAAAAGTATTGAAGAATTTGATGCTCTGAATCCACAATACGAATTAATAAAATTGTTGGAAGCAGACATCAATACCTTACTTGCTTATCCTGAATTTGCAAGACCACCAATTTTAGAAGGCGCTATTGGATACGCCAACGTGATTCTAGACAAAATCTACGAAATTGGAAAATGTGATTGCCCAGGTGACGGAACGGAAGTTCCAGTTGTATGTAACACATCGTTACAGCAAGTATGTTGGTTGTCTGTAGAAAAATTTGAATACAATCAAACCATTCCAGGATTACCAGCCTTAGAGCAAGAGCAGCAAGATATGGAAGAAGCGGTGCAATACACAGCACAACCTATTTGGCGACCAAACTCAACGTTCTACGTACACTATCAACTAAAAGATGAAGTAGACAATGGCGCAGGTGGCGATACGTTTGATTATTACTACGGATTCAAAACGGCAGGACCAATTGGACATTTCCATAATGCAGATGGTGTTACGTACGGAAACGAGTACGATGAAGATGATAACCTAATCAACCGTGTAGATAGTAACGGAAATCCGAGCGCAGCTGGAAAACTTACAAATCCAGACAAATATCCGCTCACATCCTTACGTCAATACATTGATTATGACAAATCGTATCCAAACGCCGATGGTAACTTATTGCAAGCAAAACCTGTATTTTACGGACAAGAGCAATGCAGAATTACCTTGTACTTTACAAAACCGCTAGCATATCACATGTTGCGTTCTTGGGAAAGTTACCTAGGCTCAGATTCACTAACAGGAGCAATGCATATTGCTATCAAAGATCCGGTAAGTGATGTCACCATTCCGTATCCGTTACCAATCGATTACAACGAAGATTCGGTACCATTACCAGAAGGAAATGGAGAAGGTGGCGTACCATGGATTGATGACAATGATCCTAGAATTCCGTTAAACATCAGATTGTTGAATAATTTCATCAACTACATCAACGAAAACAACGATGCTATCGAATGTACGTTTACCGTAGGAAATGCAATTCAGCCACAAAGCTACGCGTATTCAGTGACCCTAACGAATCTGAAACCGCAGAAGTTGTACACGGCGTTAATTTACAATGCCTTTGAAACAGAAAGTAACGACGTTGTATCGAGTGCGCAAGTACACAACTACGTATTCCAAACATCACGTTATCAAAACTTTGAAGCGCAAGTAAATAGCTATCTATTGGTAGATGAAGATGATACAAACAATACGCGACAAGCCGTATTTAACGTAGCACTTCCAAACCTAACACCTAGCGATATTGACACGGCATACAACATTGTAGACGGAAATCCTGACGCAAACAGCGATGCACTCGAAACGCAATACTTAGATGTATTTGACAGATTGTTAGAAGGTGTATTAGGAATGCAACCGTTAGATCCAGCAGTCAACACAGAATTCAACAAAATTTTGGATGGTGACGGAAACATCATTGCAATACTAATTCGCAATCCAGAACCATTCAACATTCCGAAAATTCCAATAGCACAAATCAACGGAATCGAAGAAATATTTGAAGCTGGCAGTACAGTCGGACACAGAGGTGCAATTCGTGTATTCGATAAAGTAACCGATGTAGATGACGACGCTTACAAAGTGTTGTATTCTAAAGACTATTCGCAAGCCATCATCATGCATGAGAGCAAGCAAATAACGGCAGACAAACTAAGCTTCAAGTTCAGATATCTGATTTGGGATGTAAATACATACGTAATCGATGACACAGCAAGAGCAGAAGATATTGTGCTAGCTCAGTAACAAAAATTAAAAATTGACAGTTTAAAAAAAAATAATAAGATGGCATTAAGTAATGACTTTTTTATAAAGAAAATCAAAGTAAACAATAGCTACGCTAGTGTGAGCTTCATAGGGGAAGTCGATGGGTTTTTCTACTGGGGCACAAGATCATCTTTATCCACGAACAAAGTAACTCTGATTAAAACCGATAGCAATTTAGAACTCGTTTCTGTAAAATCATTTGCTAACGGCGAAATAAAACAAGGTTTTCTCAAAAGTATCGTGCGTACACCAAATGGTGATCGATTGATAGCAGGACATTATCGCAACATCAATTCCGGAGATAGTGATAAATACTGCATCATAAAACTAGACAGTAATGACAATCTGCAATGGTTCAAGTCGTATAAACATGCGTCTGTTACAAACATTGCATCAGATGCAAAGGTTGAACTCAAGCCAAATAGTGGAAACTATTTGGTTTGGGCTAGCAGCCTACTCTTCACCATAAATGACAGTGGAAGCATCATTAAAAGTGTAGAAGAAAAATCTTCTGTAAGCGTACGTGATGTAGTGACAGATGGTAACGGAAACATTGCAGTGGTTGGAAATGGAAGTTCGCTTCCAAGTGGAAGACGCGGAGTTGTTTCATTAGCAAAACTAGATTCAAGCTTGGTCATGTCGGAAAATGTAGAATACTCTTCCACATACGCTCCGTCGGGATCACTAAGCAACGGAACAGCAAGTTTCATCAACAACGGAGAACTCATCAGTTCAGGAAACATTGGAGATCGAGTTTTCTTTCTCTCGTTTCCGCTCGGAAGCGCCTTTCCAGGAGCGCACAGTGCTATGTGGTATGATGAATCTAACTACTACAGTTCAGAACTATTCAATATCAATGACGGATATTACCGTTTAGGTATTGACAGAACCACCACGCCGCATTCAACCATTGTGCAAAAATTTAACTTCAGCAGAGCACTCGTATGGTCAAAAACACTTGACAATATGTATTTGCATCCAGACACTTTTTATGCTAAAAACAACGCATTGCTATTTATTCCTTTTGGAACTGGATACGACAATGAAGTTTGGGACAATAAATCAGTAGTAAAAGCAGATACAGCTTTAGAGCAAAACGATTGTATTCGTGTCAATCCAAACGATAACTTTTCACTTACAAAAGAAAACCTAGTCAAAGAAGCTGGAAGTTTTGTATTTGAAAATACGTCGTTTACCATACAAAACTATGAAGTAACTACGGTTGACGAAACCAATATTGAAACAGAACAATCATGTTTGGCAGCGCCAACATCAAACGATTGTTACTTTACAAGTTCTTTCCGAAGCAACGGAGCTTTTGATGGAAACAGTTCGGTATGCACCTTAGCAAACAATCGAGTTTTAACAGTTGGAGGCAATGGAAATGGTGGAGTAGTGACGCTATGTAATGATAACAGTGGAGTTGTTTGGCGAAAGCATCTCACAGTAGCAGAACGCAACATTGGACTATCATCCGTAGCGCCATGTCCAGACGGGCAAAGTGCTATTGTGTTAGGACATTATGCAACAGGGCAAACCAATAGAGTACATCTAATTGTGTTCCGCATAGACATTACAGGAACGATTATCTGGTCTAAACTACTTCATTCTCCAAATACGCGAATGAGTACAGGCATACGAACACTCGATTTTAGCAGCGGAACACAAAAATACCTCATTTCTGCTTGGTTCAATGAAACGTCGTCTATTGACGATATGGAATTGTACAAACTAGATGAAAACGGAAACCTACTTTCCTCTAGAAAAGTAGCAGGTATTTCCGATGAGCAAATTATGGGCGTAGTAACAACTCCTGCTGGATTTACCATTTTAGGTTCTGCAACATCGCCGGGCGGACAAACAGTTCGTCACGGAATTGTACTCTCGTTTGATAATAACTTAGGACTCAACTGGGGAAGACGCTTAGGAAATGGTTCGTATATCTATACCACAGGCGCTATTTTAACATCAACGACTTCGGAAAACTATATTGTGGTTGCGGTAAATGATAACTCCAACAAACTATACATTAGTAATTTCAACAGCACACTCAGCTCATACAGTGTAAAAACAACGAATTTCGGAAGCGCAACGGACAAACTCAGTCCGTCAGTTCGACTCGTTCAAGGTGCGAATGATACGTTTTATTGTATAGCAAATTACACCACAAACCGTGCAGCAGAAGTACTCAAATTTGACTATCAGTTGAATGAATTATGGCGTAAAAAGTTAAACTTTGGTAGTAAAAACAGTATCAGTCAGTTGTTGAATGATGCGGATGAGCAATTGCTTTTAGTAGGTGGAATTGTAGGAACAAAAGCAGCCTACTTGGCAAAAACCAATTTAGAATTGCAAAACTGTATCTCTGAAAATGTTGCAGCGACTGAATACACGCAAGAAGCCTTTACAGCAGTAGAATTTGTGCCGACTATTGGCGATTTGCCACATACGTACGAAAACATTTCGGTAGCAACAACCAATTTAGAAGTAGAACGTACTGATTACTGTAGTGAAAACTGTGATACAACATCACTTCCGCAAAGCGAATTTACGTCCATTCAATCACCGAATTTCTACTTGCAAGCGGCAGGTTCAACAGGTAACGATGGTAGTGCACAAGGAATTCATACGCGTTGGGTTTTCTCAGGTGCTTTAGGAGAAAAACACTTACCAAAAGGAAACTATGCGGGCAATACCAACAATTTCAATAAACCAGATGATTTTGTTCGTGTGTACCGAACGCCGTATGCCAAAGTAGCAAAAACCATCAGTTTTGCACAAGCACCAAATCTTGTAGATGATGAAAATGGTTTGTGGATCTATCGAATTGAAGGAAAAGATTTCCACGTATATTTTAGAAATCAAGCGCAATACTCACAAGTTCGTTCAACAATCAATCCAGCAACCAATCCGCAAGGATTCGTACAAAGCTATGGCAGTGAATTGATTGAAATAGAAAGCAAACGACACCTATTCTTCGCGGTAGAAGCAACAGTGAGTTCGTCGGCTTCTAACAGTACCTTGCAAACGGAAACCTTGTCTGTATCAACAAACACGCTCATTGCACTCAAAAAAGTAACCAATAGAAAAACTTTTGCAAGTACAGCTTTGCAAAATGTTCGTATGCTTTGTGAAAATGGTCGTTCGTTTAGAAGTGTTGGAAACAATACCTATCTAACGGAAGTTCGTGTAGAATTATACGGCGACTTTATTGAAGCTACCAACGAAAATCAGGCATGGACACCATTGGGAAGCTACGCGTTAACGCTAGAAGACAATGTGGCGTTACAACAATTAGAACCATCCGCAGGTTTGGTAGATGGAAACTGGCCACGATTCAACGATGATGCTACTGTAAATATCGACAACTACGTTAACAAATGGAATGTAGTGGAAGCAGATGTGTACGATAGAAATCTAAAAGAAGTGGTCGAAAAATACATCGCATTGAGTGATGATGTTAACAATCCAAAAGCCGTTGAGGAAATTCCTGTTGATGAAAATATTGTGGTAGAAGATGAAGACGATGTAATGGAAATCTCAAATCTCGACATGTTAAATATCGCTTCGTACGATTATCACATGGCGCGTATGTTAGGATTAGGTTTCTTAGACGTTGCTTCGCAAGTACAACAAGGAGAATTTGTGTACATTGCTGAATATGTGACTTTTGGCGACTTAGAAGATGGACAAGGCGCACGTGAAGTACAGCATTTAAGTATGAGTTTACCAACGGCAACTTCTGACGAACGTTTGCCATTACCAATCGATTTAGATGAAGTCATTCCTGGAGCCTATTTTGGTACAGAAACTACGGAACCTTCAAGCATTACAGACGATGACGGATATACACACGATGGTCGAAAACGCTATGTAACACTCTACGCTGAGCAAATTCCAGACGATGTATACAATCCAGTATTTTATGTAGACAGTTCAGAATTTGAAGCAAAGGAGTACACCATTCCAGTATACGCAGGATTGGAGTATAGAAAACAACGTGACGGACAGCCAGATCCTGGTGTTTGGGAGAAACCAGAGATTTCGCATGACAAACGTTATTTACATACCGACACCACGGTTTCCAATGCTTCCGAACGCTACGAAGCCTTTCCAATTGCACTGCCAGAAGTTGGACAACCATTATTCGTTCACAAGCAAATTATCAGTGGAACGCATTACTATGGTTCGTATGGAATCAACTGGTTTTCAAGAGCAACTTCGAGTCCGACGGAAGTATCTATCGTAACGGCGTTGCAACCGAAAAACCCGTTATTGCCGCCGTCAAACATTCAACCGCATCTCATTCAAAAAGAGCAACCGTTATTGTTAACATCTGCGGAAGAGCAATTGCGATATGATGCGATTTCAGGCGATAAAACTTTGGCAAGAATTTCGTTTGATTACCATTCGTATCAAGAGTTGCTTGATTACACGGTAGAAGCTGATGCTGCCATTACAGACACGGAATTGGTGACTGACACAACTTCTATTTTTGATGACAACGATGAAGTCTTCGCTGAAAACGTAGATATCTTTTTCAGAAATGAAATGCCAAATAATATCTCAGGGCAAGTTATCAGCGTGGTAGACGATCCTACAAACAATTTAGTTTCTATCGTTACGGTTGACGAGTACTATTTATCAAGTGTTGACCAAACGTTGACACCAACCATTCTTAATGGTTTGGAAAGTAATTATGTAGGTGGTGTTTTTATTGTTGGAGAGCAGCAACATATTATTCATGAGGTGATTCAAACTGGCGGATTTCCACAATTCAAAGTGTTCAAAAAAGAAATTAGTGATGCTTTGGTAGATGATATTCCAGCGCCAGATGCAGAAGAATTGCAGGCGATTGAAATTACGAACGATGGTATTTTTATGGCGATTGAAAACATGCAAACGCCAGCAAGTTGGGGAACACCAAATCCACAACCATTGCACGTAAAAGTAGATACTTTTGATCAAATTCATCGTGAAGTTGTCATGGTAGAAGGTGATAATGGTGAACTAGAACGTCACTTGGAAAAAACGCGCGGAATATGGTCTGATGCTGCAAATAATCATACGACAATTACCGAAGTGGACGAAGTAATTGATTTGGATGCGAATGGCAATCCTATCATGGGACACAAAGGAATGTACCGAATTACATTTCACGGTATCGTGCTCAATCAACATATTGATTACAGCGAAACGAGTGATTCTGTAGAATGGTATCGCGGAATTGTTCGTGTACACACACAAAACCATCCGAACGGAAAGCGTAAAGTGTTGAAAGTAGCTAAAATTAACAACATTAAATATGTAGGAGATACATCGCAAAGTGATGTAGAAGTGTTAGCGTTTGATCCTTTATTTTCGGATGGTAGTGGCTATGATGAAATTCAAACAGGAACCAATGTTTCCGTGAATTTCTATCCTGGATACAAAGTGTACTTATATGAAAATCAAACCTATGGATTGACAGAAGCCAATCTGTTACCTGGAGAAGATGAAGAAGTACGCAACTCCATCATAGGATTAAGAAGCCACGATACTGACCATCCGTTTTACTCAAACATCAGTATTCCGAAAATTATGTTTGCGCAGAAAATTGTAGAAGCCAAACAACCAGAACAACCAGATGGTGCAAAATACGCTACACGACCAGATTTCTTTGGACGTTCCACGTACACCATTACTACGGAATACACACACAAACCACACGGTGTATTGTTTTACAGAGCAAATGACGAAGCTTTGTTAAATGCACTGTATGAAAAAGCAACGGTGCGTCAAATTCGAGAAGAACTCAAAGCCTTAGGTGGAAATAATGAGGAATATTTTGCCAATCGCTGGGAAAACTTCTTGGACTTTGTAACGCTTGAAACGGAAGGAGATTATCGAGTATATCCACCAGTAGGTGTATCTACAGAGAATTACAAATTTCCAAATCCGGATAAAGTAGCATTGTTTGAATGGGCGAATGATATCATTACTCGAATCAATGAGAATACCGCATTTCCGCCAGACCAAGCAGTGACACCGTTTGTAGCCGATCCGAATGATGCATTTACAGATGTTGGAAACATTGCGGTTGGTGATCCACGATTGCTCGGTTTTGTAAAAGGAGTGTTGTTTAATGCGTTTGTACCATTGACCGAAGTGCCAGTAGTATACGCATACATCAACGGACCAAGTTACACACCAGTCAACAAAAAACAAGTGTTGCGAGATGAAAACGGTAGTGTATTACTACCATCAGATCCTGCATTTGAAATGGCACCAATGATGAAAACCACGAGTACAAGTCCGCACACGACACAATTTACAGACTTTAACTTGGATGGTACATCAAACAATATTTACTTCTATGCGGCAAGAGAATTGAGTTCGCAAATGAAATTGGGAGAATTCAGTCGCGCTTTAGGGCCAATCAAATTGGTTACCTCAAATGCTCCAGAAGCACCAGAAGTAAAACGAATTATGCCAGTGTTGGAAAATACAGTCTTAGGAACACCACCGCGAATTCAACTGGAAATCAATTCGTATCCTGAAATTCAAGACATCAAAAAAGTGAATATTTACCGCGCATTTAACAAGTTAGAAGCACAATCTATTCGCACAATGACCTTGGTGGATTCGGTTGATGTAGATGCAGCAGGATTGGCAGGCAATGCATTGTGGACCGTGTATGACGATTTTGCAGACTTAGACGAAGTTCCGTATGGAGATGGATTATTCTATCGCTTAACAGTGTCACGACAGATAGAATATGCAGAAGCTGATTACGGAGGTGGTTCGCCACAAGTTGTAACCGATTATGCACCGTCGCAAGCTTCTAAAATTGTAGCTTCTATGATGGTGGAAGTGGAAAATCCGCCAGCACCAACATTACTATATATTTCGGAGCCAATAGCTGCGAATGGTGATGTGAATCAAATTGCGTTGCAGTGGGATAAAACATGTTACAAAGGCACTTATTCTTTGTTCAAAATGAACGCACAAGGAAATTGGGTGAAAATTCATGAAGTAACCACAAACGATGCTGAAGTTTTTGTATTGTTGGAAGATACAGCTTTACAAGACCACAGTTTGGCTACGCAAGATGCTGATGGAAATACCATTTATCATCACTTTAAAGTGGTAGCACAAAACACGTCAGGTATGCAAAGTACGGAAGAAAACATATTAACGATACCAAATGAAGACAATTGGGTTGACATTGGCGGTATTGGCGATATGATTGTCGGAACCACATTTACAATTAGATAAATTTATAGAACTCGCTTGAACCTTCTCACGAAAGTGAAAAGCGTTCAGGCAAATTCTTCAACTTAATACACAAAAAAATTAGATCATGGCAGAAAAAAATAGAACAGAGCTAAAAGCATATTTTGAAACAGGAGATCGCCCAACACAAGACGAATTTGTTGATTTTGTTGACAGTGCTGTCAACAGAGGGCAAGATAAAGCTACGCTAAGCGAAGCTTTAACCACTAATAATACTAAATATATTACACCACAAACAGCAAATCATGTAGTTAATACGGCGGTACCTTCAGCTACGACATCTGTACAAGGAAAGGTGGAATTGGCAACGTTGACCGAAGTGACTTCGGGAACAGATACAACAAGAGCCGTAACACCACAAGGAGCTAAACAAGCTGCAGAAGTGCATGCGCCTGTAACAAGTGTCAACGGACAAACAGGAGCCGTAACGATTGTAACGTCTGGAAGTGATTCTGGATGGCAAAACGCTTCGTTGTTGAATGGAATTCAGAACTATTCTGTTGGAAGTTATGGCAATGCGAGATATCGTAAAAAAGATGGGGTTGTTTTTATTGAAGGTTTGGTACGAAACGGAACACCAACGCCAGGACAAACAGACATTTTTGTATTGCCTGTTGGATATAGACCAAGCAAACGACTTATTCTGAGTACGATTGTATCAGGAAATGTAATGGTTCGCCTAGATATTTCAGCAACAGGCGAAGTAACATGTTACGATTACAATACTTCTTGGACTAGTATTTCAGGAATTTCTTTTGTGATTTAA